CTGCGGAACCCTCCGATTCCGGCAAAAAAATCAATAAACTTCATTTTCTCTCCTCTTAAATATGCTCATGTGGTTCGACCGGTTCCCAGTGCTTTTCCGCTTCTTCTACAATTAACCTATTATACCTTTCTATATACTCTTCTAATGATATCTCCTTCTTATAAAAAGCTAGTGCCAATTCATTATAACTATACTTTTTACCTTCTGTTTTATTCCTTTCTTGTCCTAAAGTTTTCATTTTTACACCTGCCTTTCAATTTAAAAAGATGGAAGCTAAAAAATTAATTACCGCAAATATAGATACGTCAGTCCCTGGTCTTCCTTCTTTTCTTTCTTTCACGTAACACAATGTGCATATGATTCCTACCGAAAAATTAAAAATTTTCATTATACCCAGCATCTGTCCTCCTCTTTTAAAACGGTATCGTATCAAGTGAAATTATGCTCCCCGAATTAATGATTTCCACATTGACAAGGCTACCAGCAACTTTTTTAATTCCTTGAAGCATAACATCAGGATTGCTCCAATCCTCGGAAAGATGACACAGTGCAATATTTTGCAAATCCGATGTTTTGTTCTCCCTTATGATTTCTTTTACAACAGACAAGCTGCTATGCCCTCTAAGGCTATGTTCAAACTTTACCTCGTTTTTATCTACCAATTCATCATTGTGATTGCATTCTATTAAAAGATGATTTAACCTCATCTTTTTGAATCTGTATGGCAGCAGTAAAAAATCAGTCGCATACAACAATCGGCTTCCGTTAGATAGTTCAATTATAAATGCGTAGTTTGGAACATCATCGTGTGGCACATAAAACGGCGTAATTTCAAACTTGTTTTCAAGATTTATCGTTTTTTTTCTGGAAGCCCAGTCATTAGTTCACCAGAAGTAACTTCAAAATATTCCACAGTCTCATCATTTGTATAAATCGGTATACCAGATTGCATGAGCTTTTTATAACATAACGAATGATCTGTATGTCTATGTGACATTAGGCAACCTTTCACATCTGATAATCGATAATCAATCATTTTAAGAATCTTCTTCCAAGAAACTCCGCATTCTATTAGCAAGATATCCTCATTATCCACAATGGCATATGCATTGCCGGTAGAGCCTGTTCCGCAGCATCTAAGCTCCATGTTTGCCCTCCTTTCTCTTTTGTTCTTCGTGTCTTCTATCAAATTCTTTTTTAAATTCCTGTGGAGAAATTTGATTTTCAATAAGTTGGGCTTCTAGCTCTAAATACAGATCTGTCAATCAACTTTTCCTCCTTAATAATAAATTTCTTCCAGTTCCTTCTTTGCTTTCAGAAGTTCTAATCGCGCAACTGTAATCATGTTCTGGATGGAATTCAGGCTGTCTGTACGTTCACTCACAGGTTTCATTGTGTCATCTTCTGCTACCAGATTGTTTACAGCAATGCTAATGCTTTTAACTAATCCCTCTACAGTGTTTATTCTCTGTTGTATCATTAATTCTTCTCCTTGTTTTCTAATTTTTCTGCAATAGCTCTTATTACATTTACAGTTACGCCGTTTCCTGCTTGCTTATATAATTGACTATCAGAATTAACAAACTCTGCTTTTTCAAAATAATCATCTGTCCAACCTTGCAGCCTAAAGCATTCTTTCGGTGTCAGCTTTCTGATTGCTATGTAGCACTGGTATTTTTCATACCAGACAGCATATATGGTCAACTCTTCTGAAACTTGCACAAAAATCCCTTGATTGCAACTGGTATCTAATGTATTTGCAACATCACGTCCAACTCGTCCTTTTCTTGTTTTATTTCCTGGAACTGATAAATTCACGCTATCAATGCCTACTCTACACTCGGAATAGCCTTGCTTTGTTGCTTCGGCTACTTTTATGCCCTGCGAATCAATAACTCCAATCGGTTCAATCGCCACTCCGTGTCTATCCTGTCCAGTAAGTGTAAACATCGGCTCACCATCTTCCTTGAATCTCCGTCCATTCTGACGCTTTTCTGCTCGGTCAGGTGTTAAAACTGGAATTGCAATACCGCTATTTTGCGCTTTATACGTTCCATATCCTTTTTGATATCTTGCTTGCAAGCATCTGGCAACGCTAGTTGTTTCTGCTCCACTGTTGCACAAATCTATAAAACACGGCAATGCTACATGATGCCCTCGCCCACCACCTTGACCAGTATCAAGAGCTTCTGTAATTCCATCAGGTGCAAATACCTGCGTATTTCTTCTGTATCCGTCTTTGTGACCAATTATTTGAATACTATTTTTTCCATCTGTTCCTTCGATAGGAAATATTTTTGAGGTACTTCTCCCTCTAAGATGTCCGATAATAAAACATCTTTCCCGGTTTTGTGGCACTCCGAAATCTTTGGAGTTGAGCACCTGCCATTCTGCATCATACCCCCCCTGCTCCATTTCAATGAGCAGTCTGGCGAAATCCCATCCTCCATTAACACTAAGCAAATTCTTAACGTTCTCAACGAAAAGGTAAGTGGGTTTATTTTCTTCTTCGAGTTGTCCGATAAGGTGCATAACTCTGAAAAACAAGCTTGAACGGTTTCCTTGAAATCCAAGTTGCTTTCCTGCAACTGAGATGTCTTGGCAGTTGTGGACGATTGCTCCGTTTGCAACATATGATTCGTCTTCTTCAACACTGATGTTATACACCGTTCCAAAATCATCAGATTCTTTTGGCTGGTACAATTCTCTACAAACATATTTTCCACGATAATGCCCCTTAACTGATCTTTTAGATATCCTGAAAGTATAAGTATCTCTTTGTTTGCATTCTCTTCCTTGTATAATGCATTTTTCATCTCTTCCAGTGTAGTAGACATCTGGAACAGACTTTCCGAGTCGCTGTGCAATAATGCACATACCAAGAATGAGTGCTGCACTTGTGGATGTTGCTTCTTCTCTGTCTTTTCGTCCATCTCCAGACATATATCCGTTGTAGAAGCACTCTGCTTTTTCTCTTGATAGACATAATGCTTCTCGCGGTATCCGTTTTCCATGTGCGTATTTCCCGAATTTTTCAAGGTATTCGTATAATTTGTTATTGCACACATGATATTTTCCACAAGTTCGTTCTTTTGTGTAAGTCCAGTGTAATTTTGCTTCTTCAAGCCTTTGCTCAAACTCTGTTCTTTTCTCATTGCTGATTGCAAAAACAATTCTTCCGCCGTTCGGTCTGTCTTTTCTTCTAACTCTCCACCCATCAGCAAGATAGCGTCCGATAATCCACCACATTTCTTTGCTGTATTCATTGGATTCTTCGTTAGGCAAAACCATTGTGGAATACCAATCACCATCGAGTTGTTTGACTTCTCTAAATTCCATTGGAGCATCTGGTTTAGTGACATAATATGGATGCTCTGCCGTGGTTCTTGTTGACAAGATTCCAAATCCATCAACGCCCCAAATTCTGGCATTGTCTCGTTGCATTGTTGATGTGACTTTTCTCCATCTTCCTTTGTGTGTAAGGACCTTATCTCCAACAATAACCTGTTCAATCGGGATATATCCTCGTTCCGTAAGAATGTAAGTTCCTTTAGCGAAGCATGGGAATCCAAAACACCAGCAATCTGCTTTTGGAATGTCTCCGGCATATACTCTTCTAATGTCATTTGCGTACCATTCTCCATTTCTGTATTCCTCCTTCAATATTTCTTTTCTCCGTTGTTTTAAAGGCATTTCATTTAAACGTTCTCTTTGCTCTAACGTAAGCAGGTGCATTGATGTGTAACTTGCGGTTGCGAATTTATCGAATTCGCAAAACCCGACGCATTCATGCCCCGCTAATTCCATGCCTCTGCGGAACCCTCCGATTCCGGCAAAAAAATCAATAAACTTCATATTTTAACCTTTCTGCGCCCTACGCGGTGGGGCGCGATTGTTAGATTATCTTGCGATTACACAAGCCAGGGAGAAGCGATACGCCCAACTCGCGCTGATGTTGCCGACGAGGCCGCTAGCGTACACGTACCACGTGCCACTAGCGGAGCCACGGCTCGCGCTACGCGTCCAGTGGACATCGGTTTCTCCATTTTCATCAACCTTTACTCGGTCTGCTTCTGTATTGATGTACTCATAGCCACCTTCCAATTCTTCTTTTGACAGAAGGAAGAAGCGGTCAACAGTATCTATGCACTCACCATTGTCCTTGTATACCGGACAAATCAATTCGCGGAAACCAGTTTCAAAGCGGTTAATAAATTCTTCGCTATTAATATGTTTTCTAATGTCTGACTCTTCCCATTTGTTATTGTCTTCTGTGCTAAATGCCATTTTATCGAGGATGAGGTTGCGCATCCAAAGAGTAATGCTGTGCTGTTTGTCTTCTGCAAGTTTTTCAGCATCATATCCGATGATGTCAAAAACAGCCACTCCTACACCCTCCATTTCTACAGAGATACTTCCTTTGCCGCCGAAGAATTCTTTCGCTTTTCCCGCTTCAATAATTTCTTCTAATTGTTCCCAAGTAACTTTATCTTTACGTTGTTTTATGCAAACAAATTCTTCTTTCATTGGATTATTGGCTTTACCGATTAGTCTCAGTAAAGTTTCTCTTTCGTCGTTTTTTAAAGCATCTAAATTCACTGAAATATTCATATCCTCACTCCTGTCGTCCTATTTCTTTTCATCTTTCTCCCAGTGTGGAGCTGTACTTAGTAAATCAGTCGGAAGTAATTTCCCCATTTTTTCGGCTAGCATATCTCTGTAATCGCTATAACCTGCCCATCCCCCCTGTATCGAATCGTGTATGCTACAAAATCTATCCATGTAACGATTTAAGCGAGTTCTCCCAAAATCAAATTCATCATGTAGAACAGATAAAGCTATTAAAATCTGGCCCTCATTTATAAGAATTCGCATCGGTTCTGATGCTTCTTCCAGTTCTTTTAGTGTCAAATTTGTATCCATGTTATTATTTCTTCGGAAACGTTGTTCTTTGCCGATGGCTTTCAATGCTTTGTTTTTCTCTTCCTCAGTCATATCTTCGGAATCTAGAATGATTTTACAAGCTAATTTTATGCCATCATTTCTGGCTTTTCTGTACTCTTCCAATCTCTTCTTTTGATTGCTCACTTGTATCTCCTTTCTTTTTTTATACTGCAATTATATGGATTTCTTATTTCAAAATAACATTATCAATATTTCTAATAATAATTGTCGATTTTCCTATTGCATCAGTCTTAATCTCAAGACTAGCTCGCTTATTATATACTTCCATAGGAATTAAAATTTCAATTCCGCTATCGGTTACCATAACCTGCTTTTCTAATTTCTTTACAGTATTTTCATTGGTGACAGTAAAGTTGTCATATTGGAGATCATATTGTTCCATTTTTTCGTCAAATTCTGATTTTTTTTCAGGACTTTTTCCAAAGAGTTTATTTCCGATTTCTTCTACATCAAAAGATTTTCGATCTACATATTCCTTTTGTAAGGCACTTTTTGTATCCATCTTTATTTTTAAATCGGCACCATCGTATTTATTAGAAATATTATTAATAACACGAGTAAGAATATTTAACTTCTTTTTTGGAGGAATACTGGTACGGCAGACAAGAAAGTTTTCCGATAAATAATAAGCTTTCTCACCATTTATCCCATACTTTTTCTCCAAAAGCTTTATGTGATAATCGGATAAATTAATAACTACGGCCTCAGGTATTCTTGAAGTTGCAGAAGGAAGCAGAGAATGTGTTTTGATGATGCCTGTATTAATAACAGGATTATCAGAAGTCTCGGTGGCTTCATGCGTATAGCTTTCCTTGTAATTCATTTTTAAAAGGGCAAGATAGATAATTCCTTCTGCCTGAAAGGTCACGAATAATAAATCGGCAGCAGGAATATCTAACCCTTCACCCATAGCAACGTATAACTTGTTGGCAATAGCCTGACTAGTTTCTATAAAGGAAGTTTCATCTGATTCATCCCAAGTTTCTAAAATAGAGTAGATCGGAGAACATTCCGGGTCAAACTCACAGTTTTTTGTATCATCGCTTGAAACAATTTTGTAAATATGATTTCGAATAAAATCGTGTAAGTCAGGACCGGGATTTAGGATAGTGTTAGAAAGTATGCATTGCCCTCTGTTAGTATCTAAAATATGTAAAACGGCTTTTCTTATAACAATATCATCTCTACATATCATTGCTTTATGCCTCGCTTTCTCTTATTCTTTTATTTACTTTCTTTGTATGTTCAGCCACCTTTTTGCAACCTTTTTTCCAATTGTTATATGCAATTTTGAACTTGCAAGGCTGGTTCATTCCCTTGCATCGGTCTCTTTCCACGCATCTTATACACGGATCAATCATTCATATGCTCCTTTCATAAAATCGTTCAAAACCTCTCTTTTCCATGATGGAGAATCTTCTTTCTTGCATTTTTCAGCTGTGTACGGCTCAGGAATCGACATCCAGGCATTTACAACACGCCCCAAAGATGTGTATGTTATGTGATTTGTAAATGGAACATAGAAATCTTCTTCGTCTTCTCTATACACACCTAATTGTGGCTTTTGCCCCTCGTTTTTAAACGACAAAAGAACTCGTGCCCCATTTTCTGGTTTTTTCTTTTCTAATGGTATCCATTCTAATATTTTAGGCTGCTCCTCAATCATCTTAATTACGTTTGTGCCTACGAGTAATCTTTCTTCGCATTCTTTGATAATCCTTTTTTCGTCAATCATTATTTGCTCACTTTCTTTAAAAAACAGTACAATTTATGCCGAATATCCCATTTTCTTTCGAATGTCTCTGCATGTTGTGTTCCAATCGTTTCTAAACTTTTCGGCTTCCAAAGTGCTTTTAAACATTACAACCATTTTATCTTCAATTTCTCTAGTTAGCTTTTTAGGTTCTGCTCTTTCAGCTAATTCTTTATTTATTAAGTTTATTTTCTTTTTGCTGCGCGGAATTTTTTCCAATATAGGAATTGCTTCCGTTAATTCCTGCGTAGAAAATCCACTTACTAAAGCATTTCTTAAACCTTCTGGAGTTTCATAAAACTTGCGTGCGACTTCGTTTTCTATTGAATTCCACATTTCTTTTGTTAATCCGTATGGCATTTTTCTCCTCCCTCTGAGCTCAGCCATTGTAATGCTTCTTTGTATTTTTCTGTATACAGTGGAAAATTTATTTCAAACAAGCCCGACTGATAATCTTCCATAATTTGGTCTAAAAGCATTTTGACAGCTTCAATTTGAATTTCTTCTGTCTCTTCAAAGCCTTCACTAAATCTTTCGTAATTTGTCATGCATCCCTTTCCGGTGGCAAGCCTTAAATATCTTGCCACCTGTTTAATTTACGCCTCTTTCATTGTCATGAAGTCAGGTAAATCTGCTTCTTCTGCTTTGCTTACTTTCTTATCCTCAATTTCCACTTCTTCTGCTGGGATTTTCTCCACTTCTGCTTCTGGCTCTACAGAAAATTCTTCCTTATTCGCTTCTGCTTCAACAATATTGTTCACTTCTGCTACCACCATGTCTTCGTGAGAAACTTCCTCGGTTCTTGTATCTGCCTCCTGTACAAATGCATCGCCATGAGTATTAATAATCTGTTTCAAAGCTCTATTGGTTACAGTCTTCTTTGCCATCTGGTCAGCAAATTTCGCATGTGTTGTGTCCTGACTATTTCCTTTATATCCATAGCCCTGCTTCCAGGACTGTTCAATCTGTTTAAAATTCATTACTTCTAAATATTGGGTTCCGTCTTCCATTGTTATAACTGCGTATGCGCCTTTGATTTTGGTGTTATCAATATTCATGAAATCCTGATTGTGTTTTTCGAAGATTTTCTTTCCGTTTTCAATACGGTACTGAAAATCGTCTCCTTCATAGATAACCTCTGCATTAATCTCTTTAAGCCCATATCGTCTTGCAATGGTGATATTTCCAAAATACGAACGTTGAAACTGGCATTTTTTGTCGTATGCAATGAAATATCCTTGCTTTTTCTGAACAGACAATCCCAGCGTAGCCATGTCCATTAAGGCATTAGCAATACTCGCCTGACTGCATGATTGTAATAATGGAACTTTGTTTTTATCCTCTGTTTCTTTGAGCACGAGATAAGCACCCATTAAGGCATTTGATACATTATAATCCGCCGGAAAGCTCATTCCGTATTCGCATTTTTTGTTCAGCTGTTTTACGAGCCCGTCAATAAACGAATTATTCACTACCATTGCCGCCTGGTGTTCTTCTTTTGTTTGTACCATCTGATTCTTTTCTACTGCTTTTGCTGTTGCCATAATTAATCCACCTTCCTAACTTCTTTTAATTTGTCTTTATATGAATAAACTTCCTTTTCGGGAACATTTATTTCCGTAATTACCGCCATGCCTCCGTCGGGCTGTGCTTTCACAACATCTCCGACCTTAACGTCGTCATTGCATTTATATGTATATTCCTTACCGACCACTGTATCGTTTTTGAGAAATCTAGTTTTTACAAACATCTTCTGCCTCAACCACCTTTCCGTTAACCATTGTATACCAAATATTTTCTTTGATTTTCTCTCCGTCAACCCTTACCATTTCGGCTCCTTTTAATCTCCATTTATCCTGTTCCCAATAGCGCGCCTCATCTCCTTCCCAATCTGCTAAAACAAGATATGCACCTTTAACACCCCTTGCTTTTCCGTGATATCCCCAGGCCACAGCAATACTTTCTGGATCTGTCGCTGACGATGCCCCTTTGTATCCTGTCGCTGACGATGCCCCGCAGTTTCCTGTCGCTGACGATGCCCCGTAGTCTCCTGTCGCCGAAGATGCTCCTTTGTATCCTGTTGCCGAAGATGCTCCTTTGTATCCTGTTGCCGAAGATGCTCCGTAGTCTCCTGTTGCCGAAGATGCTCCGTAGTCTCCTGTTGCCGAAGATGCTCCACAGTTTCCTGTTGCCGAAGATGCTCCGTAGTCTCCTGTTGCCGAAGATGCTCCACAGTATCCTGTTGCCGAAGATGCTCCTTTGTATCCTGTTGCCGAAGATGCTCCGTAGTCTCCTGTTGCCGAAGATGCTCCGTGAGATTCATCAGAGTCCGCTTCTTTCTTTACTCTTTCCGTAGTGTATTCAATAGCTGCTTTTACCAAACCTGCAATATTAATCTGTGCTCCAATTTTGATTTTGGTGGAAGCAATTTTTGAATCTCCATTATTTCTTTTAGAAAATTCACCTTCCTGTTCAACTTCACGATAAACACTACAATTTGGCGAATAATAATAAAAGCAATCTAGCGGATACTCGCAGGCATGGAATCCAGAATTACATACATCAGCTTGTTTTTCCTCATACTCCCCTCCCTCCTTATACTGAAAATCACGGCAAGTCATATCTTTATGGAACCCTTTGTAAGATTTAATTTTATTCTCCATCTTATTTTCCCTCACTTTCTTCAATAATTGTGTATTTGAATCTACCCTTTCCGGAATTGTGCCACTGTCCAATTCCATTTAATTCTCCATAATCAAGCCATGATTTAAGATTCTTTGCAAAGGTATCTTCTAGGCATTTAATTGTAAATTCAATTACCGTTCCGGCCGGTGCCGCTTCTGAATTTGCTAATGCGACCCTTTCTCCCTGTGCAGTCTGTGCTCTAAGTGGTCTCTGGCAATCGGTTAATCCCGCTCCCTCTGGAAACTGTAAAAGAATTTTTCTTGGAAATACAAATACCAGATTATCAATTTTGGTTTTGTATGCCGGTATCTTTTTTACATAATTAAAAGCTTTTGCCGCATTTTTAAGAAATCCCTTAATCTGATAATCATATAAAAACGGATTTCCTTCTCCATCTTTCGGAAAAATAGTTTTTCCTTTTTCGATCACTGCATCGACGCCAATGGCTTCAATCTCCTCTTCTCTAGAAGGAGCATCTGGTGCTTTGCTTGCAATAAATTCTGCATGAATTTCCTTATCATTATTTGCACTTCCTAACAATTTTTCGATAAACTCTGCTCTGATTTTTAATTCTTTCATTTCTGTTTCTCCTTTTCTTAAATACTTAATATTTTTCATTTCTGCTCAGCACATTTCTTTTACTTGCATTTCCGATGCTTTTCCATGCATTTGACTGCTTATCTTCGCCCTTGCTTTACCGTACAAGCCTGCGCTGCTCCCTTTCACCACGTCTTATTTCATTTCCACACCATTCCTTGTCTTTTCTGAACTTCGCAGTACTGGGCTACTCCCATGCGCTTCCACGCTATGCCATCCCCGCTTAGCCCTGCCATTTTATTGCACCGCAATCAACTCTGCTCATTTCCATACAATTCCGCTACTGTACGACACTGTTCTTCTCATTTCCAATCTTTTACTTCTCTTTACATAAATGTGCTAAACTGTGTAAATCCATTGCGAATCAACGCTTTACTACTCTTCGCTGTTCCAACGCCTTATAATTCGATTCGATACCTTTCCCGTTGCTTTTCGGTTTTAGATTTAGAATTCAATTACCGATAATGTAGTGTTGTCATTTCTCTCTAAAAGAATCAGCTGCCCTTCTATATCTGGTACCCTATCTGAATCAAGACTTTCGCTATCATCAACAAAGATAGGGATATTCAATCCGTTCATTTTCTGTAAACCTTTAACAAGATCTATTTCACAAAGAATCCTATCTCCATGATTCAACCCTTTGAAATAGTTAATTCCATCCACAACCATCTTGCACGTTTCTACCGGATTGCCCTCAATGGTGTATTCCAAAAAGTCAAATTCAAAGTGATTAAAATATTGGTTTATTTCATCCGCCAAAGCTTTATTCTTTTCGATTGAAAAGTTAAGAACCGAATCTATCTTTTGTTCAAGATTGGCTTCTACCTGGGATAGTTCTCTTAATTCCGCATTAAGCGTGTCAAGCTGATTTTTTTTATCTTTTTCAGCCTTTTCGGACGCCTCAATCTGCCCCTTGAATAAGGCAATACTTTCAATGGTGATTTCTTTTGCTTCAGATATTTTTTTTCTGGTGTCAGTTTTAGACATTTCAATAAGTGCTTTTTTCTTGTTATCTATCTGGTTATTAATAGATATAACTTCATCATTTCCGGTCAAATTAGCATGCGGCGGAACAGCGTCCAGTTCCTTCTGGGTTTCCGCAATTTCTTTTTTGCTATTTTTAATGGTCTCATCCAGTTTTGGGACTTTTCCTTCCAGTTCAGAAAATTCTTTCTTAAATGATTTCAGATTTGCCGCTGCCTTATTACCTGCCAAAGTAATTCGACTTAAATTCTCTTTTTTGTCTGATTCAAACTTCTGTTCAAGCATTTTCTGCGTATCTATACGACTTTTTTTGCTACTTTCCCATTTTCCTCTAGCTTTTTCTTTCATTTCATCCGGAAATTCCTGCCCACAAGTTGGACAAATGCAAGAGTTTTCATCGAATTCTTCCGCTTCAATCCTTTTTAATTCGCTTTCGTCAAATTCCTGTTTCCTAACTTCAACATAATTTTTTCTAGCTTTCTCCAGAGTTTTCTGAGTGCTCTCTATCTCCTGCTTTAATTCTTCCATCCTGCTTTCAACAGCTTTTTTCTCAGTTTCAAAATTAGTTTTGCACTTTTCGAAACCGTTTAATTCTTCACTGACAGCCATTCTTTTCGCAATCAGTTTATTTTCTTCTCCCGAAACAATATCCTGCTTTCTCTTTTGCAATTCTAAAATTTCAGAATTTAGTTTGTCAGATGCCTCTAATGCATTATTTAACCGCGTTTCTTTCTCTTTCAGCTCTTCTAGCTGTTTTTCGGCTTCCTCTTTTTGCTTTCGCAAAGAATCCACATCAACTTTTACAAGCTCTCTGCCCTGTTCGTATTTGATTTCTGTATTTTTTGCTGCTACTTTCTTTTTCTGCTCATTCAGTTGCTTTCTAAATTTTGAAAGAACATCTTCCACTTTATGACCTTCCAAAAGCTCTGCAATATCTGTGTATTGAGGATTTTGAGCAATAAATTCCTCGATTTTAAAACCAGATAATCGTTCCAAGAGCTTTCTTGCTTCGTTTGTGTTCTTTTGTAAAATATTCAAAAACGGAACAGGATTGCTACACATAAGAAGCGTATCTGGGGTCGTGATATTTTCAGAAATCCATTCGGTAAAAGCCCTATTGCTAACAGAATAATTATCCACTTCAATTTTTGTTTCATTTCCAGAAAAGACCTCTTCTGTTTTCCCTCTAGGCTTTTTCCATTTCTGACGTGTAGTTTTCTGAATTGTGTGCTCTTTCCCGTCAATATCAAGGACAATCCTTCTCACTACATCCACTTTGGGGATTTCCTGTCCATTCTCTTTCCTACGAATTTCATTCGGCTCTTTTCCGCTTGCCATCTTTCCAGTGATCGTGTCAAAATATCCATCCATAAGCGTTGTTTTTCCGACACGGTTTCTTCCGCTCACTTTACTTCTTGCAAACATCGGCAAACTTATCCCTGAAAAATTTTTATAATTTTCCAGTTCGATTTTTTTTACTAATACTTCTTTCAACTTTTAGGCTCCTTTCTTCTTTTTATCCTCTATCCTCATTAATCCAGATAGAGAAATTTCATAAAACGTATGTGGAATATCATTTTTCGTTCCTTCCCTACTTTGAAGCCTACCTTTCCCGCAAACTCTGGTTTTTTCTGGTAGATCACGTGCAAATTCCGCAATCCTGTTCCAACAAATACACGGAAGGAAGTCTGCTCTATTAAATTTTCTTGCCGCAATTACTGACACATATGTCACGCTAACGCCTTTCCCTGTCGTATGAAATTTGGGGGTTAAATATATGCTTCCACAAACAGAGCATATATTTTTATACGTTCCCTCTGGCACATTCCACATTTCCTTACAGAATACAAATGAATTGATTTTTTCATCTTCTTTTCTTGACTGGAATCTTCCAGTCAATTCCACAAACATCCCTTTTTCAATATGAATCATGTTATCTACAACTTTATTTGGAATAATTAACGGAATTACATCACATACCCCACTTAATCGTTTAATAATAATTGATGTTTTAAAAAAACTTTCTGAATTAGTTTTGTGACTAAATTCTAATGGCTTTTCAATTTCTCCAGCTAATCTCACTTCGTTTGTGTCTTCCAAATTTACCGGAATTACATTACTCATCACTTTTGCCTCCTTCCCAGTCAATTAATTGGTTTAATCTGCTCATGCAACGAATATAACCATCTTCCGCCTTTTTATCGTCTTGAAATTCTCCTTTAAACGGAATATGGAATTCTTCAATTCTTTCTTCTGCTGCATCTTTCCTCAAAATGCGAATCACTGTAACATCTCCGAATAACAATGAGACATAATGCCCGGCATTTTGTGCTGCATCCACTTTGTAAAGTACTTCTGCCAAATCTTTAATGTTAATCATTCCCCAACCTCTCAATTAAAACAAAAATATTATTGGGTGCATACTTTTTATCGCCCCGCCAAGGGTCATTGTGTGCAAGCACGTTCATCCAGCTGGCTGCGATCCATATTTCAAATAAAATACACACTACAACAATTATATTTCCTACTACTTTCCACGCTTTCTTTCTAAAATTCTGCATAATGTTTCTCCTATCAGTGCTCCGATTGCTATGCCCGAAAAGATTCTTAACATCTTAATTTTTTTCTCCTGTTCTTTGATGATTTCAGAGGCAACTCCTCCATCTTTTTCCTTCTCTTTCAAACATCTTGCATTTTCCTCTACAATTTCATCCCAAGTTTTTTTATCTTCCATGACTCCTCCTATGCTGTTGCTAATTAATAAAAATATGTTAAAATCTTCATAATCAGCATTTATTCGTGTGGCGTGAATTCAAAATTAGCCTTTCCGCACTGAAATTGGCATTTTAACGCATCCGCCAGTGAAACAATGTTGATTAAGGATGGCTCATAATCCCCTTTTTCGTATTTATAGAGCGTACAGGTGCATATTCCTACTTTTTCCGCAAGTTGCGCCTGCGTCCATCCCTTTCCTAGCCTTGCTTTCTTTAAGGCTTCTGCAAATGTCGGACTCATTTTCCTTCCTCAACTACATCATTCATTTTTTTGATAGAATCCATCAAATTCTCAAAAGCTTCTCTCTGTTTTGTGTTATCCAGATTTATTGTAGGCTCTTTCACTTTAAATCTTCGTGTTCTTCCAGCGATTGCAACGCAAGTCACAGTAAAACCAATAACCGCTCCAAAAAACATTCCTACTCCAAACGCAACAATTACGTCTATGTACATCCCTAATCCTCCAAAATCTCAACAAATTCAATTTTATCTTTGTTGCGTTTTAACATCGTCGTTTCCTCAAAATATGCATTTATCTCCTCAAAGGAAGAAAATAAAACTGGGAGGGCCGTTTTATAATGAAGTAATTCCCTTCCATCTTTTGGGTTGATAAGCTTTCCATCTACAACATTGTAAATGCGACCTGTTTCAAATCCGCAACATCCCTTGATACACACAACCTTTCCGTTGTAAACTTTTCCTTTCCCTTTGATATCCTGCAATCTTTCAAAAGCTAGCTTTGCACCAGTATCAAAATTAAAATCGTCTACCGGATTGTATCTCGCAATTCCCTTACATTTTGAGACCTTGTCCAGAGCGATTATATTGTTCCCATCTCGATAAATGATAATTTCTTCTCTGGAAACAAGTTTTAATTCATCTGCTTTGAAGTAATAGCAGTCTTCCTGATGCTCAAAAGCGAGTACATAACGGTACTGGTACTGCTTATCTGGCACTATAAAAGTGATTTCTGCAATCTCTCCTTTTAATTTTCCGTGCTCTTTTGTTGGTTTCACAATGCTTACCTTGTCTCCTACTTTAAATTTTTTGCTCATAACTCTATCCTTTCTTAAAACTATTTTATTTTTCCAAACTTTCTCTCAAATTCTTCGTGGGAATTTTTAGTGGAATTATCATCGCCATCGTTTCCGCTCTCGTTATCTGGTATTTTGGTCTGAATTAATCCTAGCGTTTTTAAGATTAGCAAAATGTTGTATACTGGAATATCCGGCATCAGCATCATAAATAAATTAATCTGGCACAAATCATCATATTGTTCTTCAGTAAGCTCTATTCCGATTTTTTTGAAATCCTCTTTCGAGGTTGAAAATATTTCTTTTTTCTTCTTCTTTTTCACTTCTGCCTCCTATAACACCGCAAATCTCTGCTGGCAATTTGCTTCCTGAATCTCTAACTTTGTATTTGTCGAAGGTGTCCAAGAATCTACATAATCAACAGCTTCTTCATATCTCTTACGGGGGATATTATTTCGGCTGTTGACTTTGAATCTGTCCTGTAGATCTCGATTGCATTCGGAAAACACTTTCTTGCTCATACAGTGATAAGCTTCTGTATTTTTACCGCCAAGTGCATCCAGTACAACCCGGTTAACATGTTTTCTCAAAGTCTGTTGCTGCCCATAGTCGATTACCATATTCTGCTCCAAATTTTCAATTCTGGATTCGTGGTCACTAAATCCTGTAGCGAGAAGTTTAATCTGTTCCGCTGGTGAAGTTGGTACTTTATATCCTCCCGTTTTTCTGATAGATGGAAGAACCTCTTTGGTCACCCAGCGTTTGAATCGTGTCGCAGACTCTAACTTGCTTCCAAATATTAAAGAGTACAGTCCTGACTCATTAATAATGGTCATTTTCTGTACGCCACCAAGGGTGCCCTGAATCGGGGCGTCCTTTTTATCTTCACTATCAACATGGGTTGCAATAGCATTTCTAGCTTTGGCGTATCCTAATGATTCCGCCACATCCTTTCCAACAAACCACGGTTCACCCTCAATTACCATCGTGCGAACCTCTCCAAATTCTTCATTTGTAAAAACTGTCAAATCTAACATCTTAATCACCCTTTCTATTTTTTAGGAAGCTTAGGTTCGAGAAATTTATCTGTTCCAACTGATAATGCTCCACAAATTAATTCGTATTCGTCGAAATTTAACTTGCGATTTCCATTAAGTGAAAGATTCAATTTCTGAACGGAAATTCCTGTCTTTCCAGCTACAAAAGTTTGAGTTATGCCGTTATCTTCAAGGTATAACTTGATTTTCTGTCCAACACACATTTTTATTCTCCTTTCTGTTGATTTCGATTTCTTCGAACAACTACAGTATAACTTCGAACTTTTCGAATGTCAAGCATTTTTTTCGAGAATTTCGAAATTTTATTATTGACTTTTCGAGAATTTCGATGTATTATTATTACTGAAAGGAGGCAATATGACTTTCGGTGAAAAGCTTAAACAAGCAAGAAAAGGGAAGAAATTAACTCAACGAGAACTTGCCAATGCAGTTGGAGCAAAACACAATTCAATAAGTGATTGGGAAAAAGATAAATGTAGACCAGATATGGATACAATAGAATTGCTTTGCGGTGTTTTGGAAATCACTCCTACATATCTTGTGGGTTCTCAAAACAATAATAAGCCTAACGAAATCGTAGAAAATATTATAAGCCAGCCCGATATATTAGAAATGCTGACACAATATTCACTTCTCGATGACGAAGATAAACAAGCTATCAAACAAATAATTTCTTCCCTAAGTAGAAAAGGCAGGGATTAATTCCTTGCTTTTTCCTCACTTAAATAAAAATTGTGCCTTCTATATTGCTCCTTATAAAATCGTGACGCATTGATTACTCTCAATATCTGCAAACATCGTTTCTGGATGATATTCGTCTCTCAAATCACTGTTTTCATAATCTACGGATTCTATCTGGAAACAGATGTTTGCACCACTTTGAGTATTAAATACTTTTAAATACTTCTTTCCGTCTTTTGAGAAACACATCAGACGCGTTTTATCTGGTATCTTCACAACTCTTACTGGAAAGAAATGTCGAAATAATCTTCTAAGCATTATTGTTCCTCCGCGTCAGGCAGGTAAAGATTTCGCTTCTTTATCTTTTGCGGCAAATTTATTTGTAAAGTAAATCTGCCCTTTTCCTGTTACTTTGGTGGTTTTGCTTATGTGTGTCGAGCCATCTGGCTTCGTAATGCTGGTTTCCTTAATCTCGAAAAGTCCCATTTCCATAGATTTTTGCGTTGGCATATTGTAATCTGAGCCTTTTCTTTTGATTAAGTATCCTTTCTCACGCATCCATGCAAACAGTTTGTTCTGCCCAATGTCAGCTCCGTTCTGTTTGAGAATCTTAGCCAGCTCTCCGACAAGTATTGAAGTTTTACTCGTAGCCACGGCATCTGCAAAAACTTCTTTCGGTTTCATGCGGCGGTTATCTGCCAGCAATGCCGCATTATCCGATTTCAATGACTCGATAGTTTTGTCAGCCATTTTTAATGCTCTGGCAAAAATCTGCTCTGGTGTGTTCCAGGCTTTTTCAAGGTCAATAAGATAATCTCTTATCTGTTTACCTTTTTCCGTTCGAGACATCATAGCTAAATGTTTCGCCATCAATACCGTGATTTCATAATCTTCTAATTGTCTAACCGCCCCGTTGTTAACAACCGTACTTGATGTACACTTGTTAAAATCCTCGCCTTCAACAAATAATTCTTTGTTAGTATCAAACCAGCGGCTGAATCGAGACTGCACATTTAAGGCTCTATGCAAATCTCTTGCGGAGACAGTCGGCTGCTCCGCATCATAGTTGATAGGAATCAAAGTTTCCATTTACTCGCCTTCTTTCTTATCTTTAGATTCCTGATTCTTGTTGTTAACCATTGCTTCGCCCATACCGAGTAAATAACCCTTATTAAATTCGGACATATTAGGGATTGCCTTTGTTATCGTTTCGAGAATCTGTTTCTCTTTTTCTGACATTTTTCAACACCTCGCTTTCTATGACTTTGGAAAATCAAAGTACTGTGTCCTCTCGCTCGTTGATTCTTCCGCTTAACAGCTTCTTGGTTAAGGAGTAAAGTTCCGATTGGTTCGGACTGTTTATTTTCTTCCAAAGTATAAACACTGTGCTTTCTTGTCCTGCTGTTCCTGCTTTCTTCAACTGTTTTGCCGGGTCATGTTTATTCTTCACACACTCTGTCTGATTTTCAGCCTGACCACCATGTCACTTGCGTGTAGCCCTATCGCTTCACCCGGTCTTTCCTGCTTGCTTTGATTTTCTCGGCCTGCCATCATCAGTACCGGGCGGTCATTCCCGGCAGACGGTCATTTCTGACCGTTTCGGCTAATTTGAAATGTTCTGTAATCCTGCGATTATAAGTGCAAGTGTTGTTTTACCATTATTTGCTTCTTTTGCTCTTGCTATCAATGCTGAATAAAGTTCATGAGGGATGTTCTTTGTACCGTTTAAAGCGGCTAAACATTCATCGTAAGTTAATACATTAATCATTTCTTTCGCCTGCTCAATATTTTCAAGCTTATCAATTTTCTTATTTGCTAAATCTTCTCTTGTTATCATGTTTTCCCCCTGTGCGGTTGTCTTGTGTTTCGTTGCTATTGAGACTATTATATGTCTTGTTAAGACTTTTGTCAATACATTTTTGTTGCTTTTAGCACTTTTTGTTGATAACAGCACATTTTCATATTGCTTTTTACATTATGGTGCGGTATAATTAGTAACAGAAAGGAAGTGAAAAAATGAATGAACGTCTAAAAAAGTTAAGAAAAACATTAGACTTAACTCAACAGGAATTTGCTGACAGGATAGGTATAAAAAGAAACTCTTTAGCCAATTATGAAACTGGGAGAAACACACCTATAGATGCTATACTTATTTCCATTTGTAGAGAATGGAATGTTAACGAGGAATGGTTGAGAACCGGAAATGGTGAAATGTTTTTAGAACTCAATAGAAAAGACCAGTTAGTTCTATGGGCTAGTACAGCATTAAGTAAAGAATCCGAAGATTTTAGAAATAGATTTGTAGATGCTTTATCTAAGCTGGATGTGAATGATTGGGACTTGTTAGCGAATATTGCAGAAGTACTCGTGAGACAAAAAGAAAGGGACTAGGTTTCCCTAGTCCAGATATGCCTTGATAAGGCGATATATGCAATATAATTGTACTTTAGATGCCTTATCAAGCATTTCAATGATTTCTTTTTTATAGTCCATAATACCCCTCCTAAAAACTTAATTTTTATTATATTATATGCTATGCACACCTTGAATATGAGGAGGGAAACATTTGAAATACAAAATTACTTCCAAAAGATTATCCGAATCCTTGTATAGAGTAAATATGAAACCTCAAGAGTTGGCGAACGCTTCCGGCGTAAGTAAATCCTCAATAAGCCAATATATAAACGGATCTCACAAACCATCTGAATTAACTGCAAAAAGACTTGCTAAAATTCTAGGGGTTAACCCCCTGTGGCTTATGGGATATGATATCCTTGACAAAAGCCTTGATTTTTCGCAAGATTCGTAATATATTTCTAAATTTTTATCATTAAATAGTAATCACAAGTATCAAGTTTACGGGTACATAGATAGGCTATTAGAGGAGGAGTCAGAAAATGAGTAACTTTACATTTGAAATTGGAGAAAATATAAAATTTTACCGAAAGCAAAGAAATATGACTTTGAAAGAACTCGGCTGTAAGGTGGGGATTACAGAATCGACAATGCAAAAATACGAGACTGGGCAAATTAAACGAATTGACGTTGAGGCAGTACAAAAAATTTCTTCTGCATTAGACATTTCACCGGAACTTATTGTAAAGTGGGACGAAGAAAAAGCCGCAATGAGTCCTATTCCTAGCTTGTATTCTGCTATCAGGGAACAATGTATAAAAATAAATATGTCTCAAGAGGAATTAGCTAGGAGAACAGGCTATACAAGCCGCTCCTCTATTGCGAAAATAGAAAAGGGAGAGGTTGATTTATCACTATCGAAAATAGTTTTGTTTGCCAAGGTTTTAGGTATGGAAGTTTATGATTTGATAAACTCGGAAAAAGAAGATTACGAGGAAGAAAAACAGTGCAGAATTTTTTCTAAAAATTTAAACTACTACATTCACAAAAGCGGCAAACAGCAAAAAGAAATTGCGGAAGAACTAGGATTTAAGCCAACAACTTTTAATACTTGGTGTGTAGGAAAAATAATGCCAAAAATGAAAAAGATTCAAGTTATTGCAGATTATTTCGGAATCTCTAAATTTGATTTAATCGAGGAAAAAGAATCGCGGGATAAGAATTTTATGCAAGTATGTTCAGAAATCTTTTCGAATGACAAGCGTTTTCAAAAAATTATAATGGATTATTATAGTTTTAGTAAGGAAGAAAAAGAAGTTTTTTGCGATTTTTACGAAAAATTCATTATGTAGCTTTTGATTTTAGAAAAACAGAAGAATTAATTCTCCTGTTTTTCTTCTTTGTAGCCGCTTTTTACAAAATTATAAATTAATTTTAATATTTTATTATTTTCCATTTCATTTAGTATTTCACTAATTTCTTTTTTATACTCCTCATTTTCCATGATATCCCTTCCCAATTAATCGAATATATGTTCTTATATTGTCATTTTAACAAGCCACAGTCAACAATCAAACACTTTACTTTTTTGCTCTTATATGTACTTTTTACAATCTAAAGTGATAATATTTCATGCAATTATTTTTTAATAAATTTGTATTCTATTTATTTCCTTTATATTTTGTTGTATAATAAGGCAAATACTTATAAATTATAAATTCACAAAAGGAAAGGAAAGAAAACTATGAAAACTTGGAAATTGGTATCTGGAATTATCTCTATTGTATTGTTTTTCCTTGTGGCATTTCAATCTTGCGCTGCTGGAATCTCTAATTCACTAGAAGAAAATGGAGAAGTTGGTGGTACTGCCGGAATGTTTGTAGCCTTTATGTTATTAGCCGGTGGCATTGTTTCTATTGCTACACGAAAAGGTAGCAAAGGTGGAAACATCGCGCTAATTGTTTTATTCCTTCTGGGCGCAATCGCCGGATTCACCTTAGGTGGAAGTTATAGCGACTTAGCAATCTGGTCTGGCTGGTGCTTGATTTGCGGCGGTCTGGCAGTCGTTTCTTTGATATTTTCAAATGAATCCAAATAATTATTATTTATTTGCATGTAAAAAGAGCAGCTCATCCGCTGCTCTTTTCTAATTATTCTTCAACTAATTCAAAACGATATTTTTGTTTTACTTCAGGATATTTCTCATGATCCACTTCGGATACAAACATATCATACGGCCTAATGTAAATACTGTAATCATCATATAATGCCTGATAAACTACATATTTTTCTCCTGTCTCTGAATGTTTTGCAATGTATAATACCTGGTAATATTTCCCCTTAAAATGTTTATATTTTCTATTCGTTTTTATTGTTCTCATACTTACGCATCCATTAAATTATTTCTTTTCCTTAAGTAAGGCTATCGCATTTTCAAAAAAAATATACATATATGCAACGATACAAATCGCAACCAACCCAATAGTAAGGATTAGTGTTCTATTGAAATTGTCTCCCCCTTTTACATAAGTTATAATTTCAGTCATTTGATTGACTGCTAACCCAACTATAAAAGCTAAAAAGAAGCCTTCTCCCATTAATTTCTTTAAATCCTTAATCCTTTGCCGATTGGCCTCTTGTTCGTTTTCTGCATTAATTTCTTGAATCAGTTCCTGTTTATACTCATTCCGTATTTCTCGAACTACATCCCTTTTCTTCTTTTCTCTTAATGCAGTCGCTAATTCTTCTCTTTCTTCTGGAGATGCTTCTAAAGAAATCAATTCTTTCCCTGATGTAACTGCTATATCAATTATTTTATCTAATTCACTCATATTATTTTAATATCTTATCCCATATTGAATCTAATAATTCATCATCAAATTTGGCACCTATAAAGTTTCCATCTTCATTCTGGTAATGTGCATCTTTACGGTTTTTATATAATTTTTTATCTGACGGAATGCCTTCTAATTCTTCAAATACCAACTGAGCAATTGTATATCCCGAATGAATCATAATTGGATAATTCGTAGCATTAAATAATCCCACCTGCAGGTATCCCGAATAAGTCGAGTTACAATGCTGATCGCTGACTATTAATCCAAGTCTTGTATATCTAGTCTTAGGACGTAGATGGGCTGTAAGATTATTCGGCAACTTTATCGTTTCTTTTAAAGTTATCATGATATATTCTCCAGGTGAAATAATATAACCCTTCTCAGATATATCAATGTCTTTATATATACCATCTATAGTTTCCTGCTTGGCAATATCAATACAATGAATTTCTTTACTCATCACTGTTATTTTATTACCGATAGTTACATCGTATGATTCACTTTGCAAATTCTTTTCATTAAAAGGGGCTATGAGTTGTTCATTTTCCGCTAATTCCCTTATTCTTTTATCAGTAAGAACCACAACACACACCTCCTTAATATTTTTTATCTTACAATTATACCACCACATTCATATATTTCAAACGAAATTGAAAAAATTTTGTAATTAGCATTTGCTTTTATACCTCTGTAGTGGTATTCTATAAAAAATAAATGTGTGGTGATACAGTATGAATAATCTACAAAAAATAAGAAAATTAAGAGGATTGAGTCAAAACGGACTTGTAATCCGCAGTGGAGTTAGTCGCTCCCTAATCACAAAGTATGAATCTGGAGAAAGAAATATCAACAAAGCATCTGTTGATACTGTATATAAATTAGCTAAAGCCCTTAATTGTAGCATGGAAGATATTATAGATTTGCTAGATTCTTACACAATAGAGAAATAATTTATAAAGTCACTCCCATAACGCTATCGAAACAAAAAATGCGAGAATACACGCTATTAAACATAGCCATACAGGGTAAGCCGTGCGAGCCTTTATTATTTTTCTAATTTCAGGATTTACTAGAGCGTGTTTGAAAAATAAAAGTTGCACAAAACATATATTCTAATCCCCTTTTTCATGTTAAAATAAAGAAAAAAGGGGTGTTTACTATGTTGAGACGATACGAATTAACTGACGATGAATGGAACCGCATTGCTCCTTTACTGCCACCTGAAAATTCTGGAAAACAGGGCCGTCCTAAAAAAAGTAATCGAACAATTCTTAACGGGATTGTTTGGATTGCTCGTAGTGGAGCACCCTGGCGTGATCTTTCAGAACGTTATGGTGCATGGCAAACTGTATACTCCCGTTTTCGAAAATGGATTGACGATGGTATCATTGATAACATTTTCCGTGTTCTGAGCCTTGAGGCTGAATTAACAGAATTATCTATAGATGTCTCTATTGTTCAGGCTCATCAACATAGTGCAGGTGCCAAAAAAGGGGGTCTCCAAACGAAATCGGACACAGCCGGGGTGGTGCCAGCACAAAAATCCATGCGGTAGTAGATGCTTATGGTTATCCAGTATATTTTATGATTAGTGAAGGGCAGCGTAATGATATCAATTACGCAATCCCTTTGCTTGAACATGTAAATACCAATGGAAGCAACGTATTAGCTGATCGTGGATACGATAGCAATAAATTACTTGATTATATCTACTCTCACGGTGGAGAACCAACGATTCCTTCCAGAAAAGGAGCAAAGTTTGACCGTCATTGTGATTGGTGGTTTTATAAAGAGAGACATTTAGTAGAAAATTATTTTCTCAAATTAAAAGCGTTTCGCCGAATAGCCACACGTTATGATAAACTGGCTTCCACTTTTCTGGGTTTCGTATGCATCGTCTCAATATTAATTTGGTTAAAATGAACAACTTAAAATGTTTTTCAAACACGCTCTAGTACACCACCTAGAACCATTGATAGGCCTGAAAAGAATCCATTCGGAGTCAATGCTACACCTGTCAACTACCCACGACCTAAAGGTCATGGGTAGTTGACTTTGGAAATGAGTTTTCTAGTTTTACCGTCCGAAATGCCCAGACATCGCCCTACATCGTATGGATTGAACAGGATTTGCCCCTCAAACTCAAAGACCTCAATGTTATGTCCCTCGAAATTCATATAATTATTCATTTTGCACCCCTTTATGCCTCATGTTTTACTTTGCCATAATTGTACCACGGATATAGTGAAAATTATAATTCTTTTTTGCAGATATATAAAAATATGGCTTGTTTGCTTTGCCTGCATATGTTAGACTGTTAAATATCAAGAATGGCAAGGAAGAAACACATGAGATTATTAATAGACGAAAAGGATTTGGCTTTGTTGTTAGAAAAGAAAAGAGATTTCGTAGGAAACAAAGTTACAGCTGACACCATAATTGCAGGCATATCTTTTTTACTTTCAGTATTCACAGCGAGTTATGAAGATATATTGGGTATTCCAGGAGTGGTTTTAAAAACTATTTTCTGTTTTATCGGGATTATCTATTGTTTAGAAATTACGCAAGACATCTTATCTAGAATAAAAAATAAATACAATCACGAAGTTTTGTTTCAAGATATTGAACATTTGAATATGATCCAGCACAATCATTCTCTGGTAGTAATCAAAGACGCAGCCTCTAATCGCTATCTCGTCTATTACGACGAAAGATGGGATTGCAAGTTGTTTCTAAATTATAAGACGCAGGATAGAAATAATGAATCTGCTTTAAAGGAACAGGTTGCGGCAGATTTAGGACTGGATAGCACAAATTTACTTTTTGACTATATAGCATCCAGAGTGCAAGAAAAATATTCTGTCAGCCACGGCGAAATGAGAATATATAATCACCGATTATACGAAATACATTGTTGCGATTTCCCAGAAAAGTTCAAGGAGAACAATTTTGTAATTAACGGCAAGCATTACTACTGGATGTCCATACCGGAAATGGAGAAAGACAAAAATATCCAAGAAAAGAATTTGGAAGTTGTTGATTTTGTAAAAGAATATATTAAATAATGGTTATAGGGCAGGAATTGATTTCCTGTCTTTTTTAATGTATGCAAGACATGACAAAAATTTACCATTTATTTATATATAGCTTTATTGTTTTGTATAGTATAATAGTATCAAATTAACATAGGGAGGTAAAAATTATGAAAAGAAATTTGTTAATTTTGTTAACCTTTTTAATGCTACTCCCAGTCGGAGTATCTGCGCGAAGCATCGACTATACTTGCGACCACGACTGGAGTGAATGGTATATTTACGCCCCAAACTGCGGTTACGAAGGTTGGAAGAAGCGATGGTGTTATAACTGTAATGAAGAACAGACCATTTACATTCCGGCAACAGGAAAACATGTCTGGACAGAATGGGAAACCAATCGCGAACCCGATTGTTTGAACACAGGGGAAAAGGAACGACATTGTAAAGAGTGTTACACTACGGAATATAAAACGATTCCTAGAAATTCCAACGGTCACTCATGGGGAAGATGGTGGGGTAAAAAATCCGCTACTATATTTGCCGCTGGTTTGCAGGAACGAGAATGTTATATCTGTGGTCGCAAGCAGTCTAAGAAAATCCCAAAACTTAAGGCAACCGTTAGATTTTCGAAAAAAACTTACACTATGAAAAGAAACTATTGGTTAAGCCCTAGAATTTACTATAAAATCGGTGATTCTGTAAAAACTTTTAAGAGTAGCAACAAAAAAGTTGCGACCGTAACTAAGAAAGGCATTATCACAGCAAAGAAGAAAGGCACTACCAAGATCACTGTTATTACCAAAGCCGGAGCAAAGGCAACGTGTAAAATCAAAGTTAAATAATTGCTATTTCAGCCGGGTATTTATTTTTGCTCGGCTATTTTGTTGTTGACTTTTGACCGTGCATATGGCATAATACAAGTACAAAAGGGAGGTGACACTTATGGCAAAAATGGGCAGACCATTAATCAACGACGAAGCTAGAAACGCAAAATTAACCCTTCGCCTTACTCAGGCGGAAAAGGATAAAATTGGCGAAGTTGCTGCGAAGATTTGTACTTCCAGAATTAATGCTATCATAAAAGGCATAGAATTTTTAGAACAGCAGCTTGATGATTAATCGTTAATTCAAACATTTATTTTTTCTACATTTCAGATTATCTCCCGAATTCACGGGAATCATTACACTTTCAGAATACCGTGGGAATCTCCACATTTTACCATTTTAAAATTTAATATTTAAGAAAGGAGAATTATCATGTCTAATATGATGATTAAAAATTTTCACGGAGAACTTGTACCATTTCCAACACAGGTGAGTCTTAGCTCGTCCTTGTCCTTAGAAGCTAAGGGTTTTTATATTACTCTTCTTATGCTTTCTCCAGAGGAAAGAACTATCGGAAATGCCTTGGAGTATACTAAAGAAGGTCCAAACTTCCTTCACCGTTACATGGACGAATTAGAGAAGAATAATCTTATTTCCACAGACGGAAATCTCATTGAGCTTCTCGATGCGGAGGAGGTGAGATAGAATGCCTATATTCAGAACCAAAAGGAAGAATAGCTATACCATGGTAGACAACCGGCTATCTAGGGATACTTCTTTGTCATTAAAGGCAAAGGGATTAATGCTGAATGTGCTTTCACTGCCTGATACATGGAAATTTAGCGTGTCGGGTCTTGTATCTATCTGTAAGGAGAATAAAACGGCTGTTAAGTCAGCTTTGAAAGAGTTACAGGAAAATGGTTATCTTAAAATAAATAAAATACCGCCGACAAAAGAAAGTAACGGAAAATTTTCGTATGAATATTGTTTTTACGAAATTCCTATAAAGGAATATGAAAATAAAAAAGTTGAAAACCTAGATACAGAATTTCTAGGTGTAGAAAATCTAGCTCTAGAAAAACTAGACCTAGAAAACATGTCACTATTAAATACTAATATATTAAATACTGATATATCAAATACTAAAGGTATTAATAATAATGCTCCATTTAAAAATGGAGATCAAAAATGCACCACTTCTAAAGAAGATGGTGGACGGTATTCTCCTTTTCAGGAGAAAGAAGTCCACTATAGTAATAATAGTAATGGAAGGACTGATTATACTAACGTTGAATTGCATGATTATTTAGTTCAGAATGTATATAACAATATGCAGCCAGATGGCTATTATCAAACAACGCCCGATAATGAAACTGTATTTTTGCCAGCCGATTTTGACCGTAGAGGGATTCTCTTAGATATTGTCGAATATTTCTATGCCAAATATAATTCAATACATGATATGAAGCACCCTATTCTCTCATATGGAGCTTTTGCACGAATCATTGATAATTACCTCATGCCACCGAAAATAATGCAGGATAACGAGGTCTACGGCTTTGAGACATACCGTCAAATGATTGATGTATATTTTAGCATTGAGTTTGGCAAGTCTGGAAATTCTGAATATGGAACTGTGAAGCCGATAAATAAATATATTTCCCATTTTATGTCAAATGGCATCAGGGAGAATATTTATCGAAGGTTAATTGATAAACAAATTTAGGATGTGATTTATAGATGAACAAAACCAGGAAAAATTTGCAAAAGATACAAAATGAATTGAATCGCGCTTATAAACATATAGAAATTGCACTGGATGAGCTGTCCGAAATAAAAGGATTGCCTCCGGCATTACAGGAAGACATGGTTCACTTTGATATCGGGAAGTTACTCGAATTAATAAACTGGATTGATATTGTTATAAATGATTTAAGACAAAAGGAATATAAAGAAATCATAAGCCCAAAAGTTATTGAGGGGAATTTGTTTTACAATGCGCAAAACAAGCGGTACAGATTGTTGACATCAGATCTTCACGAAAAGGATTTCCACCGCGGAAATCATCTGCAGGTTTTGATTAATGATGAATGGGTAGATACCAGAATTGAAATAAACGCAAAAGGCAAATGGTACTTAATCGGAATAGGTAAGTCAGGGAGCGAATTGGAGGGTTTAAGAGTTAGGGTAGAGGGTGATGAAAATTGATGACAAATCTGGATAAAATGAAAGAAAATGTAATAGAGCAGATAAAAGAAATGGGCATTGAAGAATTTGAAAACCTATTAAATTGTTGCGACTCTTTCAATGTTGGGGAAGACAGTGTTTTTAACTGCGAAAATATTTTTCCTTGTACGGCTTGCCGCGAATTTTTTGGATATTGTGGAGAAGAAAATCACGATGCTGGATATAATTGTTTGGGGCAGTTTGAAAAGTATGCCAGAATGGAGGTAACGAAGTGAAAAAGTTGTTAACTAAATGTCCTTTTTGCGGTTCAAGTTTGTATTGTGATAACGTGTGTTATCGCAGGCTGACAAGGGTAATGAAAGATAACGGAGAGCTTAGCTATACCACTGTAAAGGGTAAGCCTCAGATTGCAAAAGGCATTAAATTGTATTGTCCGAAATGTAATTTTACAGTCACGTCAGATTCAGAAAACGAAATTTCAAATAGTGATATAAGAATTGCAAAAGAAAAGGATAAATTTTATTACGAACTTTTGTAAATACAAAGAGAGGAGCATCTGCCCCTCTCTTGTTCGGCTACAATTGTAACCAGCGGTTACTCATAAATATATGATAGTATATTTTTTACCATGTCAACGGGTCATTTTCTTACAAGCTGCCAGGCACTTATTTCCGAACTTTCCGTTAACAGGCAATCCACATTGCTTCTGCAATTTCTTTGTGGCATCCCGTGTGAGATAGCCATAAACTCCGTCATCATCAAGTTTTGTTCCTAATGCCCAGTTTAAAAGGCATTGTACTCTTCTGATTTGTGTTTTGTAATTTTTAAGTGTTTTCTTTCCATCACCCTGTTGGTAATACTGACGTTCGCCTGGAAATGCCGGATATTCCCCTGCATAATGCTGCTTTGAATGCGTAGCAGGCTTTTTGCCAGATTCTTTTTCTACAGAGGTACAAAACCATGCTTCGTCCTTTTCGGTGCCTGTAATGCGGTTTAAATCGAGTTTTCCAGAAATTCCTGGACAAGTTCCATTTTCGGTAAACTGATGCAGCTCCGCAGTTTTATGAGGAGGGTATTTGGTATAATATCTTCCATCGTTTTTGCCATATCTCGCTTCCCAAAAAGCACAATTTTTAGGTTTCTTTCCAATGATATCTTTGTACCGATTATAATCTGCATACATGCAATAAAACATTGTTTTGCATCCCAGAGAATTGATATAATCAAACGCTTTCTTTACGCTGTATGACGAATTTTTCTGCTCCACATCAAGAATATACCCCACGAAATAATCTCCGATAATATTTTTGCAGGTTTTTACCATAAATTTCGCCTGCTCCAACTCGTTTCCTGGTTTTAAAAATGTGTATAACCAGTACGGGATTTTCTTCTCTTCACATTTTTTTACAATACTTTTCAACTTGGCGTCAACATAAGTCGTTCCTTCCGTTGCTTTTGTAATTAAAAAAGGACACTTATTTTTAACAGTGTCCCAATTTGTTACGGTTTCCCAATGTGAAATGTCTGGATAATAAAGTTTTGCCATAGTTTTTCCTCCGTAATTATTTTATTACAATGACGCCTCTGTACTTCTCATTTGTACATTTGCGAGCATTTTCTTTTGATGCGGTTGTTGTGTTTTTTGCTCCATCTGAAAAGCGCCATATTTTTCCCGTCTTTGAATCTCTTAAAAGAACTACCGTATGAATCGGGTTGCCTTCTTCAAATAAAATCATGCGCCCCTTCTTTAAATGAGAGTCTATCTGGGCATTTGTTAGAGTTTTATAATAGGTTGCTGGTTTTCCGGAGCAAATCATATTAATTCCTTTAGAAATTTGCAACAAAGGATATTTTGCTGCGCATTTTAATTTTTTTCGAGCGAATTGCAGACACTGCTGCATATTTTTTTTGACTCCTCGAAATCTCAATGCCATATAAAAAGCGACAAGGCTACAGCCATGCCGCTTAATGAAGTCAGTTTTAAAATTATGTTGTGAAGGGACCGGAATAACCCGGCCGTTGTCTAAGATAATCCTCCATGGAAATCGCTTTTTGTTTTTTTTATTTTTATTTGCTACTATTTTCATTCAGATCACCCTTGCAAATTGCTACCTTGCTCCACCGACCGCGGTATTTTCCAAATACAGGACGGATGCGGACGTAATAATTCTGATGAATATGTGCACACGGTTCGTCATTTAAACTGCACGTATATTCCCTCGTGGCACTGCCCCAGTTCGGGCCGCCTTTCTGATTATGTACATCTTTTTTAAAATTTTTATCCGGTGAAATCTGATGCTCGTACCCTGTCACGTTTTCCAGATGTGTCCATTTGTACATAAATTTCCGTTCATTTTTCGTAATTGTATTATATTCAATAGATATCTTTATCGGTTTATGTACCTTTGCACGTAGAAAATTTTTATAATTTTCTATAATTTGTGTTTGCCCTGGTTGTTTAGCAGATACGCTAACCGGAGATAATAAACACACAACTAATGCTGCGCACAGAAAAATATTTTTTGCTTTCATTTTATAATTCTTCCTTTCTGATTTTATTGATTATCATGTTGCCTTTGAATAGATATCCGTTACTGAAAACTTATAAAAGGTTATAAACTTTTATGTTTCATTCCTACTTCAACGAGTATGCTTTTGCACTGTCGAAACAAATACTACTCACAAGTTCTTGTACTCTCCATAGGCGTAAATTCCTGACTAACGTATCAGTACATATCTGTAATAATTTTAAAGTGTTATGCTACAGATTCCTTCAAAACATTCTCTCCATATCTTTTAAGATTCAAAGCTGCTTGAAAATCTCTGTCGATTACATTTCCACATTCACATTTGTAAATACGGTCTGATAACTTTAAATCTTTTTTGATACTTCCACAACAACTACATAATTTAGAACTTGGAAAAAATCTGTCTGCAATGATTACTGGAATATTATTCCATGCTGACTTATATTCGATCTGTCGTCTAAATTCATAAAATCCCTGTTGTTGCACCACACATACGTATATTTCAAAAGAAAGTTAAGCAAATTTCCCGTCCCAATCAAGGGCAAACACCTGTATATCCATCATTGTTACTTTTACAGATATTCCATCTACAGGAGCAATCCGAAAATCAACAGTATCGTTTGCGGCCAAATCTAACAAGATGGTAGTCATAAAAACACTTGTATAATTACCATTTGTGCAATAACCAGATGTGTTCATAGCCGATCTGGAGTTATTAATGTATGTGGCAACCTCTACTCTTTTGTTTGCCGTTCCAGAATTAATGCCTAATCGGAGTTGAAAAGCATATAGACCGGTTTTATTAATTTCGATCTGACTGCTCGTATTTTTAGTATACAAAGAACTTAAAGTGCCATTACCCACACTGGTAAACGAAGGTAACAATGTATAAGTTCCGTTTGTTGAACTTGAAGAAATGGTACTGTTTCCATAACCGTGAACGACTGATTTTGATTGTTTTCTTTTGCCTTTGATATATTTCGCAATATTTGCCATTGTAATTCTTTTCATAGTTGTGCTTCCGATAATAAGATTGTCAGAATCAGATGCACTGGTTTGTTCAGCTAAATCTTTGATTAATTGGACGATACCGGAAAAAGTTGCCATTTTATTGCTCCTCTAAATGGTTCTTTTGAATAAAAGTTTGAATCGCTCTAATGTGATTAATTAATTCGTTATCAATAGCAACAAAATTGCCTTTGTTATTCTGGCTTATTAAATTTCCAGAAGAATCAATTTCTGAATATGTATAAGCAATCCGATCTCCTTCTCCTGTTGTTAAATGCGTAAACGATGTTAATTTTTTCATTAAAAAACCTCCAATTCTTTATAAAAATTATTTACCATTTCTGCTGCTTCCGATGCATAATCTATGTCGACAAAATCATCCTCTTCTTCATCAAAAATTTCCATTCTCTCAGACGAAAAATCATTTTGCCTTGCTTTTAATTCCCAAGCAAATTTAAGATTTGGGGTACCATTTATTTCGAAATAATTACTATTTTTTTCTTGTACCCAAATGTCTCCTTTTCCCTCTTTTTGTAAGAATACTTGATACTCAATTTCAGTAGTAATTGTTTCAGAAAAAATATCATCTAACATAATAATACATTTCCCAGAATCATCCAAAATTGCTTCACCTATATCTCCGAACATCGGAGAAGGCATTTCGTAGCAGTATAAGCTACGTGTTGCGTAATTTTTAGTGTCTACTACTCTTTTTTTTGTACCTGTTGCAGAAAGATCTGTAGTTGTCACTTTTGACGGAGTAATCGTTGTCGTCTTTCCTGTATTTGTATTTGCCAGTTGTAAGTGTGATCTAGTCAATACCGCAAGGGTGTTTCCCTTTGCTGCTGTATATGCTGGCGTTCCGTTATCTGTAGAAATTAATAATTCTGATTTAAAAGATATATCTCCGCTAGAAGTAATTTCTGTACTTCCCACTTTTAAATTTCCACTTTTATCCACTTTAAAATTCGTTCCTAAAGCGCACGAACCATCTGGATTTAAAGTAGTGCTTCCAAACTGCGCTTTCCCGTTGGAAAACAAAATAAAAGCTGATGAAAACGGGCCACTACCTGTCTTTTTTTGGCACGATAGCACAAACGTTCCGGATGGGTTACTTGCAAGAGGTGGTTGAAAATAAACTCTATAAGTTGTATCTCCTGATACCACGTCTTTATAAATTGCAGTATCATTTACCACCCAGTCTCCAATTTTGGCCATCTTAGTAACGAATTTTCCGGCATCTAAATCCCAATAATTGTTTTTCCTTTTGTCTGCCAGCATTCCCGTAACAAGATATGTTGCATTGACATAAAGTTCGTTTCCGGACATATAGATTCCTTTAGCGACACCGTTATTGGTAAGAATATTAAACACTTCCGTTTGACTCAAGTTATCTATGTCAACCACTACTGCTACGGATTGCATATCAATTAATTGTGAAGTTCCGCCAGCTGCATAAAGTTTGCAGCGAATTGCAGAAACATCTCTGGTAATACCAATTGCGTTTCCGGAGCTAGTTGAAACACCTTTTCCGCTGCCATCTGCAAGTACGGCATACACACTATGTGTGATGGAACTTTCGTTTGAGGAACTAGTATAAATTGTTTTCCAGCTACTTCCATCAGAAGTTTCTTCGATGATAAACCTTCCGGAATAAGCAGTTCGCGAAGTTGAGGTTCCATCTCTATAATAAGCACTGAATGTAATCGAATTAGGCACAATAGAATCATCTCTTGAGCGTTTTAATACGTTTACAGAAGGCTCAATAAAATATGTCCTTCCAGCCGCGCCATCGTCACCTTTGATTTTACTCCAACTATATTTTGTCGGGTCGGTACTATCTTTTTCTGTAAAATCAGTATATTGCCCGATATAGGTTTTATTTGTGCTGTCAGAAACCGAAAATCCAGTTTTGCCGTCCGCACTCGTTGCATAAGCAATGTGCAAATAAGATGTTTTACCATCTTCTCCTACTCCAGGAATCCCCTGGTCACCTTTTTCGCCTTGTGCTCCCTGAAATCTACTCCAAGTATATTTTTTAGGATCAGTACTATCTGTCTCTGTAAAATCAACATATGTTCCTATGTAAACATCTGGTGTCTCTTTCATCTGTGAAGAGCTTGTTGGACTTGATACGGAAGAATATTTTATGTGAAAATAAGACGTTTTTCCGTTTGCTCCGGGGATTCCTTGTTCTCCTTTTTCTCCCTGTATTCCTTGCAACCCTGTCTGCCCCATCATGCTAACGGAATATGCATTATCGCTTGTATTGTCGCTGTAAGTGAAAGTTGTCATTGTCCACAAAAATTCCCCTGCTGGTACAGAAGGAATTGTGGTTTGCCAAGTTCCTGATGGAACTGTTGTCCCTGAAGTACTTCTTTGATAAGTAACAGAAGTACCGGTAACACTTCTGCCGTCTTTCCCATCTGTTCCGTTTATTCCATTTGAACCATTTGCTCCGTTTTCTCCCATTCTACCAACCGAATAAGCTGTTGTTGAAGTACCGTCTGTATAATTTGTTACTGTTCTAGTCCATAAGTACTGCCCTTCCGGTACAGAAGGGATTGTGGTCTGCCAAGTTCCTGACGGAATTGCATCTCCACTTGAGCTTACTTGGTAAGTTATTTCAGGCGTTCCAGAAATCCCTTTTCCATCTTCGCCCATTGCCCCTGCGTAAAGTTTTGCCACGGTTAATCGTTTGACAACAGAAAGCTTATTAAGGTAGGTCGCCTTGATATCAACCCATCCAGAATCCGCCGTAAGAGCTGTAACAGTATAGGTTTTCTTAGACAAATTCCAATTACCTTGAATGTTGTCGGACTTAACAATATCATACGTGCAATCATCTGTAATATCTGAAGAACCATACATTACAGTTGGACTTGTTTTTACCTCAGGAAATGTGCTATACTGGCCCTTGCTGTCAACAGGAATCGCCTGATAATCATTATCGAGCTGCATTGTCATATTTCTTGCCAGTGCAGCCGCATTTAAAGCATCCTTGGAATTTTGTAATGCATCGCTAGAATCTTGCAGTGCCTTTGTAATATCAGTATCTTTCAGCTGTTGCCACTCATAGCCTGAACCATCATTTCTAAAACGATAGGCGTGATTATTTCCATCATAATACACATCTCCAACATGCTTATCTTTTTCTTCATCAGTCTCCCATTCATTCGCTGGATAATTTTCAAGGGTAGGCGTAGAAGTTCCTGTCCAGGTCTGGATATTTCCATCAATTTGCCCCTGTAAATTATTTACTTTGTCGGTAAGATTTCCGCCGCCGATTTGGATATATTGCGCATCAATTATCACACTTCCCGTATCCATATCCACAGAAAATACCGTTTTTCCAGAACCATCTTTAACCGTTAAAGCCCCTGTATTAATCCATTCTGCATTAACTCCCGTCGCTGTGAGAATTCTTGCAATAACGTCTCCGTCAACAGTCATTCCTGCATTCCAAGTTTTTCCGCCGTCTGTAGAAACGGCCCAAGCCTCTGCTGTCATTTTCCAAATCATGTCAGAGTCGTCCAGGGATGGCTTGTTATGAAGATAATAAATTTTCGCTCCTGATTCCGTTTCCTGAACAGTAGTAAACACTCCGTCGGAATCTTCCAGGCGCTTCGATAAATCTTCTAAGGCTTTTTCTCGTGCCGTTTTTTCTTTAATAACCGCATTTCTCGCGTCTTGATAGATTCGTGTTATTAAAGAATATTGTACCGAACTGTTTCTTTCTGAGCTTTTTGCATTATTCGAAAGGCTGTGCGCACTACCGGGCTGCATAGTGGCATTCGTAAGATAACTTTTATACGTCTTGCCTTTTCTATCGGTAAACACAACTGAATCTCCTGCTTCTAACTCTAAATTCGTCATGCAGGAACCCGTAAATGGTGTAAAAGACATGCCGACTATTTTTTCTCCGATAATAGCAGCTACTGTTTCTCCTGTTCCAATCGGAATCATTCTATTCTCAGAAATTTCAAGAACGTAGCCTTCTTTTCCATAAAGATACTTTCCGGCAACAATTTCTGTTGTAGTACCATCTTTGTTTGTAATTGTTGTAGCAGAATCAACAAATTCCGTTACTCTAACGCCAGTAATCACAACTGGTTCTAAATTTGGAGTTATAGAAGTTAAATCAAGTAATGCACAAGCATCAAAATCTTCTGGATTAGGAATATATTCTGTGTTTTCTGTATTTCTTTCAAATTTTACTCCGGCAATGTAAATCGTGCCTCCAGCGTTTGAAGTACTATATGGAATTCTAACAGGAGTCAGCGTTTTCAATCCTGTTGTTTGGTTCGAGGTGAGCCATAGCACAGAATAACGTACCCACTGTGTTGTCAATGTGGTTTTCACTTTTCCGTCCGAAGATAATTGATATTCCCCGTTTTCGTCTTCAAATACAACACAGTTTGTTCCGAACAAAGATTGAATTGTCATTCCACTTTTGCTTGCCTTTGCATAAAAAGATAACGCATAATCTGTATTTGGCTCTGGATTATCGAAATTATCCCATTTACATACATCAACATATGATGTACCGCTCGAAGGTGCATTACATTTAAGAACGCTTAATTTGTTAAATTTTTCTGAATCTAATTCTCCTGATACTATTCCCTTTGAAAAATTTTCGGTTCCTTTTAAAAGATTTGGCTCAGCCCTAAAATTATAGTAGCTTATATCTTTTTGAGAAAAATTTACATCATACCAATCTACGCATAATCTGCCAGAAGCATCACAACGACCATACTGACCTCCTAATTGCAGAACCCATGAGATAACCTGCCTAAACGTCAAATTGTCATTAGAAGGTTTTTCTTGCACGACGTAATCATCTCTATCAAAACTTGTAGTTTGCAAATTTACTCCACATACATCGCAAGCATCCTTTACAATCTGTAATCGTGTAGCCGGATAAGTAATTTGGCTTTCAGAATAATCCTTATCAAATTTACGCATGTTGTCTTCGCATTTCAAAGTAATAATAGATGAATCTTGATACGGCGCTTCTACTACAGTCCCTGTACATACGGCAACTTTTTCAATTCGGCTGTTCGATTCATTACCATTTGCCAAATCAAATCCTACCGAGCAAGATACTGTTGCTCCTTCAAAGTTTTTATCAGTAAACTCATCATTAATATTGTTGATTGTTAATGTAAATGAATTTACTATCGCTGCGCCAATTGAAAAAGAATCTGTTGATGAAGTTGAATCATCAAGGCTAAATCCTTCAGACCACAATTCTTGATTGGTAAGATTTAACGTTGTTCCATCTTTTAAATTCAGAGTAGCAAAGCGAAGATAATCACTTTTCCCGTTATGTTGCTTTTCTTTAAATTCTGTTGATAGATTTCTCATCTTTGTTTACCTTTCAATCAAATCAAAACTAAGCCCTTCCATGCGTTTGTTTCCGACCCACCAGCATTTCCAAGGAGATGAACGGTCTCCGACGTAAAATGTACGCTTTTCATGTTCATCTCCAGAAAGTAAGTCCGGATACTCAACCTTGATATATTCCGGATTTACTGCTTTTATAATTTTATGTGCTGTTTCAAAATCTGGGCCATTCCATCCGATTGATAATTTCCTTTTTTGCGCCACTCTATTTTTATGCATTATGGCGTCGTCTGTTCTGCCCGATTGCGATGCCGAAACATCTTGCAATCCCCATGTGAATGAACTTGGGCAAGGTAATTCCGTTCCATCTACTTTGATAAAATATTCATATGCCATAATTACCTCCGTTCATTAATAAGCTGGGGATGGTTCAAATCTGCTATTTAAACTCTGCTGCCCTTTTGTAACTGCCCTTGCTAAAACTTCATTATTTTCTGTTCTAAGCTCAGAATACACAGTAAGATTAATATTCCCGTTTGCTTGATTGTTCATCAGAGACATTGAAACTCCTTGTGCTACAGCATCTATAATTGTTTGCTTATCTATTCCTGTTCCAGAAGGCATACTATTTGTAATACTTTCTGCGATCATAGCCATTGTGCGTTTATTCGTTAAAGGGAGTACCGCTTCGCTACCTGCTTCGCCTACACCGATGAGGGAAGCATCTGTAAAAAGACCACCTTTTTTATACCAATCTACACTAATATGCGGTACACTAAGAGGGTCTAAGCTAAATTTTCCTGAAATATCAAAGTGCGGTAGTTTAATCTTAGGAAGACTCCAGCTAAAGTTCATAAGACTTTTAAGTTTTTTTACAGCCGAACTAACTGTCTTTTTTATCGAGTTAAATCTGTCAGCAGCATCTTGGTCCATGTCCCCCAAAAGATTCCCCATTATATCTGCTGCGCCTGAAAAATCTCCGTTCATCGCCTTTTTAACAGCGGACGCCATTGAGGAAGCGTTTTTAGAAATATTTTCTCCTGCGCTTTTTGTTGAAGCCATAGAATTTTTCCATGCATCTTTAATCTTAGATTCTACATTTCCAAATGTTGTAAATGCATTTTCTTTTATTTCTTTTGCTTTAGAAAGAAAATCATTGAATATTCCAGACCAATAAGTTTGCGTATCATTTCTGACATTTTGCCAGGATGTAGAAATGTTTTTCTTGGTTTCTTCAAATTTATCATGCGCATCGCTTGTTATATTCTTCCAAGTTTTGGAAAGGTCACTATAAATATCATTCCAGGTTTGGGATGCATTTTTCTTAACACCTTCCCATGCATTGTTGACCTTTTCTGCAACATCATTTGCTGCCGATTTAATGTCGTCCCAGTGTGTAACAATTAATGCTACTCCAGCTACTACTCCTGCAATAAGTAAACCAGTTGGTGAAAAAATAACGCTGCCAATTCCGCCGAGTATGCTCCCTAAGGTCCCGACGAGAGAAGATGCTCCACTAACTAAAGCACTCATCACGCCTCCACTTGCGCTAAAGGTTCCCAACATTCCTGTTTCCAGCGTTGCTTCAGTAGTCGCAACGATACCGCCAGTACCGCTAATTGCACTAATAATTGTTTGCAGCAATCCTTGCCCTGTAAAAAGGGTTGTAAACGCAGATGCAAGCTTGATTCCGCCAATTGCTGTCGTAAGGGCAATTCCGAGTTTTCCAGCAGTGGTCTCTGCCAGTCCGGAAATAAGTCCGCCAATTACATTTGTAATGATGCTAAAAACATCTTTAAAAATTGTTCCCCAGTCTATATTAGAAAGAAATTCGCCTATTCCTCTTCCTAGCCCTTGCCAATCGGTATTTTCTGCGACTTGTTTAATTGTTCCTAATAAATCTGTTACAAACTGACTAAATATTTGCCCATTTCCTGCCCAATCAACTCCGTGAATCATTGTATTTAATCCGTTCGTAATGTTTTGAGCAATATCGTCCCAGTTTACCGTTGTTGTAAAATTTCTGAGTGTTTCAAAGGCCCCGTTTATTCCGCCAACAAGAACATTTGCAATCGTCGTAAAATTAACTTTGTCAAAAATACCATTAACTGCACTTGCTAAAGAAATTCCAAGTTGTGCCCATCCCGTTAATCCGGCATCGCTTTTTGAAGACATATTTGTAACAAACCCATCAAGCATCCTCCAACTGACCATAAAGCCATTACCTAAAGCATTGCCAAGATTTGTCCATTGAATTTGGTCTAGGGCTCCCCTAAGTCCTGTTGACAATTTGTTTCCAATATTTTCAAAATCAATTCCTGATTCGGGGTCTGTAAGAAGATTAAACGTATTTACTAAGTCGTTAATTCCTTCTCCTACTGTTCTTCCTAACAAATCCCAATCAAGATTATCTACCAAACTGTTAAAAGTTTTTGCAAATGCTGTTATAAATGCTGTAATCTTAGGACCTACATTGTTCCAGCTGATGACGTCGTATACTTTTTGCAGGCCTGCATTGAGCATGTTTGCAATTTCTTTTCCGAGCCCTTCCCAATCATGGTCGAGAAAAGCTTTTCGAATTCTTTCGGCCCATTTATTTACGGCATCTCCGTTATCAGCATCAACTGTTTTAAACATATCTTTTGGATCAACGCTGTAAGCCCCATTTCCACTATTGGATGTAGATGAAGTGTTTTTGGTAAGTTGGTTCAATTCGTCAAACGGCAGTACGGACAAAGATTTTTTTAATTTGTTTGCTTCTTTTGACGCTTTTGATGCCGAATTGCCTACCTTTTCTAGGCTTTTTGCGTAATCGTAAGAAAAAGAAATGGCTTGCGGTGTAAACGTTTTTCCGGTAAGTGTTGCAAAAAATCTGCCTACTGCGTTCAGGGCCGCCGACATAAGGTTTAAAAATTTAGTTATCAATGGAGCAACCACATTTACGATTGGAGCAAATGCTACGCCCCATGCATTTTGGAGTCTCATTAATGCTGCGAGCATCATGGACAGGCTTTGATTGTACTCGTTAGAATATTGTGCTAAATTTTGAGCTCCAGTTTTGAGTCCCGTTGTGATTGAAGAAATTGCTGAAAACACCGAAGAAAAAAGAATAGATTGTGCAAGCATTCTTCCTAAGCTCATTCGAGTATTTTTGGATTCTTTGTTAAAACCAGTAAGCGCAGAATATGCTTTTTGAACACCACTTGCTAAACTTGAAAACACATTTTTAATTTGTCCTGCATAAGAGGAAAGTGAACGAAAAGTTTGGCCTGTTACAGATGCTACTTTTTGAAGTTTAGACCATGATCCTGTATCAATTCTTGTTTTGCTTGTTTCAGACATTTTCTTTCTCATAGCATCGAGTTGATTCGATGTTTTAGAAATGTCATATTGAAGGTTAGAAAAACCAGTAGAATTAAAATTTCCGCCTGTTTCACGGATTTTATCTTCTTTTTCATATAGCCTGTCTAGCTCGTTTTCAGCTTTTGTAATGGCTTTTTCCAGCTCAGCTGTATTTCCTTTAAACTGAAAATCCGTGCCCACATCTTTGAATTTGGCTCGTAAATTTTCTATTGCAGAATCAATATTCTGGGTTTCTACTTTAGGTTCAACAGTAATATCATTAAGGTTTTCAATCTCTTTTTCTACATTTCTGTCTTCAAAATAATCTGGTCCCGTTTTAGCAATTTGAGGTTGTGAAGAAACCGTTTGCGAAGGTTCAATATTTTGCGTTGTAGCTCTTTTTATCGCTTGTTCAAGTTTGCTTGCGCTTTCCGAATTAAGCTCAGCCATTTTTTCTCGCAATACATCTAATTGATTTGATGTTTTTGCAATATCATACTGTAAACTTTCAAATCCAGAAGTATTGAAATTTGAACCTAAATCACGAATTTTATCCTCTTTGGCATACAATCTATCTAATTTACTTTCAAGGCTTGAAAATGTTTTTTCCAGCTCTGATGTATTTCCTTTAAATTGGAAATCCGTGCCTACATCCTTGAATTTTTTTTGCAATTCAAAAATTTTAGTATCTATATCTTTAGTGTTTAATTTAGGAGTTATTTTTTCGACACTTGCAGCAGCTTTTTTTAAACGCTCGATTTCTTTTAAATCATTGGAAAAATTAAAAAAACTTTTGCCTTTTGTTCCCCAGCCGCCTTGCATTTCTTTTTTTAGCTTTCTTAATTCTTTAGATAGATTTTGAAGCCCAGTGAGTGCTTGCTGCGCTTCACTGGCAACTTTTACTTCAAGAGTATCAACTGTATTTTCTGCCATAGTTCACCTCCTATTTTTTGAGGTTAGCGACTTTTTCTACTTAAAAGCCGGTAAATAAAAGAAGGGACGAGCATTATTATTTTTGCTCGTCCTCATTTTTGGGGTGATTCAGTTCAAAATTCGCCTGCATAAGTTGCAGTTTCATTAAGAAATTATTTATTTCTTTTTGCTTTTGCTCTTCGGTCAATAATTCTTTTTCGTTTTTTTCTTCTATTGACTCGGTCAAAGGCTTATCTGGATAGTTTACTGTAGGGTTTTTACTTAAGATTTTATCTATAACGGATGCGATTGCGGCTATCGTGTAAAAGCCATTTTGCCACTGGCTGCAATCTTTTCGTTTTTCTTTCAATCTAAAAGCTTCTACATATGGTTCTAATTCATTAGGGGTAGAATCCATAAACTTTTCTTCAGATACCCCAATTGACAAGAAAAAAGGAAGTATTTTACGATTTACTCTTTCAGTAAACGTTTTAAAATCAGCACCTTCTACCTTTTGGTTTCCTCCTTCTGAAGCGCGGATAAAAAACCGTTTTTAAACAGCTCTTTTTGTAATTTTTCAAAAAGAACATATCCATTCTGAGGATTCTCGTCTGTACTTTCGTCCTCATAGTCGTCCATAAGATCATAAACTTTGTTTAAAGCTTCCTTTTTTTCAGCTTCTGTTTCATAGCGAAAATCAGGCTGTTTTTTTTGTAAACCTGCCAGTAATAATTCTGCGACCAGCTTTAGCATTCCTTGAAAATTTGAATCATCTTTGCTATTTTTTTCTGTCTTTGCAATGCGGTCAATAAGATCTGTTCCACATAGAGCCCCATACCCAAACCGTACTTTGTATTCTTTACCGTTCACGTCAAAACTAAACATTATATTCCTCCCGATTAAATTTTAATTAGCTTAATGGAGCATTGAATGCATCTGCCACCGCTTTTGCGTCGTCAAGCGCCTGCAAACTTTCATCTGAAACAACCTTTGTATCTAAACCTTTATATTCCTTTACAACCATGGAAATTGGCAATGTTGCTGCCGATGCTTGTGAAATATCTGGAAGTGGAATGTTGGTACCTGGGTCTGCAATAACAAAAAATGCATCGGAAAGCCCAGGAAAAACAATTTCAAACCAAATACTAAATCCACTTGCTTTTGCTGTTTTCGCGTCAGAAAACAGCTTTTTGATTGCTGTGATTACATCTGTGTTCATATTAAACGTAACAGTCCAGGAACCGCCTGTGTCCTGTCTTCCGGCCGTATACTGAGTAATATAATCTTCTAAAGCCGACACATCAATCTGATCAGTATCAAGGGAAATTCCATCAATTGCATTACATCTTTTTAACCATGTGAAAGTTGTTGGTTTAGACCCAGCCTTTGTTTCTACTCCATAATGAAGAGTCACACCTAATGTACTTAAATCTGACATTATATCTCCTTTCTGCCCCATAACTTTTTGGGGTTAGCGACTTTTTCTACTTAAAAGCCGGTACCGGCACTTAACCCTGCGCCCGGGAGATAAAAGGATCACCTCCTTTTATTCTTCTTTTTGATTCTGTTTAATAAGTTGATTTCCATATACGCTTAGTCCTGCGACAAGAATTCCTTGTACAATCGCAGTGAATAACGCCATGGCCGCTTCTTGTTCAGTATGAATATTAGTTGTAGCAACAACATAGATACCACAAATAATGATGCCCGTAATTCCCAGTATCCCTGGAATGAATCTGTCATTGACAATTTCTGCTCTCTTTAAGCCGATGCCAATAAAATATAGCGCAATTGCTACAATGATTAACTCCGGTTTCACATATGTCAAAACTTGTCCTTCCATGTTACTTCTCCTTTCTTCTTGTAACAAAATAAGTACAGACGTTTTTGCTTGTCTGTACTTTATATCAATAACATTATATATTATATTTACACTCATTTTTAATTCACATTTCCAATTCTCCCATGTAGACGCGGCTATATCTACTTACAATTCTTTTAATGCTGTTGTCAATATTATTTTGTTCTTCTGGTCCATAAGTTCTCCGAAATCCCATAGAGATCATCGCTTCGTGACTAGCATTATCAATATCATATACTGCGGATAATGACTTGAAGCCCGCGGCAAATGAATCTACTTGAAATGACGCTGTTGTAGCGCATTCGTCTCCCTCTAAATCTCCGTTAATGGTCGGATTACCTAGTAAAAAAATACGGGCATATTTTTTCTTTCCGGGAGCAACGGATTCGCTTCGTTCCATTGCATAATTTCCTTCCCCTACAACATTCTTTACTTTTTCGGACCATTTTTTAAATACTTCTAAAGCAGGATTTTTAATAGTTTCCAAAATTACACCCCCATTAACTTTCAAATACTTCTTTTGCTATCTTTCGAATTTGCTGAATCATTGTTTGGCTTGCTTTGTATACAGGCATTGTAGCTTTTGTACCAAAGGACTTTATATTTTCTCCGGTGTCTGCTGTATAATACCAATGGTCTTTTTTTCCAAGACCTTTTCCGTAAGAACCAATTGTATATCCAAATTCATTTCCCTTTGAATGAGGGCTACTTCCTGCCGAACCATTATAATGAATTCCTGCTCCAAATTCTATAAATAACAATTCTCTTCCCTCAACGATTAACTTTGCTTCCGAATACCCCTGATAAGAATTCACTTGGATATATGTATTATAATTCTTGTCAGAATCACCTGTAGAAGAAGAAATATTTTCTCTAACAACCGGAATTCCGACCTCGCAAAGTCTTTGAACAAAAATTTCATTTTTATTCAAAAATGTATCTTTATATTTTTCTAATTCATCAATAGCATTTTGAATCGACTGCGGAGAAAGCTTAAAAACTATTTTTTTACTCATTATCATATCCTGCAACTTTCACAATGCCGTAGCGTCTAACGCTACTTTTTTGAGTATTTATTTTTTTGACAATTCTGTAATCAGGAGGGGTAATTAGTAACCCATCAGACGAAGTTAATAATTCTCCATTTGCTTTTAATTGAGGTCGCACATCAATCCAGCAAACCATTCCTTCCTTGGGCTCAAATGAATTCCAACGACTTTTCCATTGCGTAATATAGCGATCATAATTCGGAATTAAACCAGCCGAAGTTTCTTCGCTTGTCCCAGATGTATCAGAAACCGTCATTTTATACATTTCTGGTGCAGAATATGCGGGGACTGTATCAATTCCAGATATATTTTCGGAACTTATTGTTGAAAACCATATTTTTTGCTGCTGTCGTTTATTAGATCTCATGCAATCACTCTCCATAAGTGGCCTGCAAACAATTTTTTGCAGTATTAATTGAAAAAGTTATACCGTCAGATGATATTTCGGCCACTTTATTCCAATTATTTTTTTCTGCATCTGTAACCGTTCTATGTGTAGCATCCCCGGTGAGTTCTGAAAGTTTAGTTGGAATTAATACGTTTTCTGGAAGAGCTCCGACTTCTTTGGCCGTATAAGAAGGCTTTTGAGGTTGTTTTGCCCAATCTGCCAAATCTGTTTTTTCTAAGAATAAAGAGGTGTCGATCATTGCCCCCATAGCATCCCATCCATCTTTAGTCCACACAACATTCATCCCAGCCTCACCATAAGAAGATTTTTCTTGAATGTTATACATCCATCCAATTTCGGTTTTTTGAGGAAGTTCTGATTCATTTTTAACACTTCCTTGATAAACCACAGGATGTTTTATTGTTTCTATTATTCCGTTAATCTTTACAATCTTTCCGTTAAGAATCGCATAGACTTTTTTTGCTGTTAATGACATAATTGTCCTCCTCTACAGTTTGTACCAAATATCTGTAGATTTATGGTATTCATATAATTCTGATGTATCAAGGCATAACGCAGATGAACCGCTGTCTACGTAATGTGGTAGCTTGGAAATGTCTTCTGAAAGCCCTTCGTAGTCTCTTTTCATCCCTACCGCTTCCACGCATTCAAATGTGCCTAAATCATGAATTTCGTCCCCTGCATGATATGTAATTCCATCATAGACTATTGTTGTTTCCGCTTTTGCCATTTCTGCTCCTCCTAGCCTTCAATATTGCCATAAAGAATATAATTTTCTTCTTCTTTGGTGATTTTTCCATTTTCTTTAAGTTTTAAGACCGTTTCTAGCGATACTTTATTTTTTTTATAAAGTCTTCTAAGGCTAAGTACTAAAGTTCTCATGAAATTACCCCCTCTTCAATAAGTTGTAATGTGTATGCATCTATCGCATCTTGTTCTCTTTTTAACTGTTCTAGGGTTGGTTCTCCTTCGGAACTATAATTAAGATATTTTTCTATGTTAGATTTTACATCCTCTTCCGTAATGGGATAAACTGTTCTAAATTGATTTCCGTCATATTGGAATTGTATAGTGGAAGAATTATCATCTTCATTTTTAATAACAACTTTGGTTTCGTTGGTTAATACCGTTACATCTGTTTTTCCATTTGGCAACGGAATCACCAGTACATTAGGCTGCTGCGATGTAAATAACATTTTGGCCATGGCTAATCATCTCCTTACATATTTTCACTATTTGTAAAACCTTATTCTTCTTTTCCCAGTGTCTGCAATCAGAATTTTTAATCCAACCATATCTACTTAATATCCTTTGCGCTTCTTTTCTGAAAATTGTTTTTGTTTTTCTCACTTTTGTAATTGATTTCCTAAATCTTAAAAATATTCTGCTTCTTACGAGAACTTTTGTTCTTGAAATAAGAAATCCCATCATATCAATATATCCATTTAATAAATCTATTATTTTATCAGACGGCTTTATCGTTATCTTAAATTCTTCAAGTATCCACTTTTTAAATATTTTTATTGATGATTTTAAATATTTTAAAGAAGTAGAAAGAAATAAAATATCGTCCATATAAATCAATACACAAGAAACCATATTTACAACTTTGTTTCCAGTTTTACTCCTTCTTGTTTTTAAAAGTTTTTCCTTTGCATAATGATAACCAAATGACATGTAAAAATTTGCAAGATATTGGCTTAAATAAGAACCTATGGATAATCCTTTTTCAAAACTATCAATCAATTTGAACACTAACTTTAATAATGCTTGATTTTTTACATATTTTCTAAGGAGTTGCTTTAGTTTATGGATATGAATATTTTCGTAATAATGTTTTGCATCTCCTTGCCATGCATAGCGCAAATTCTTATTTCTTAACCACTTTTTAATCGTTTTCATCCCCATAACTTGTCCTTTATTGGGAATTGCAGCGCATTGATAATATCCTATTCTTTTAGAAAATAATTCCGATAGCCCTTCAACAGCTATATAATCATATAACTGTTGCTTGACATCTTGTATTCCTATCTTTCTAACTTTATTACACTCTCTTTTATAAGTATACCAACTCTTTTTCCAGGAATATTTTTCTGTAAGAATTTCTTCTCTAATTCCGTCTACCACTGTATTTATCATGCCCTTAAACATATAAAATTGTTTTTCTTTCGCAATTTTATAAATTAAACCATATGGTGCATCTGAATATTGAGAAAACATTCTCAATACATCCGGGCGGCCCATTTTATTTTTCAGGCATTTGCGAACCGCCCGATTTATTAATTCTCTATTTGTTATATCAATATTTTTACAATATCGTTTCATTCGTTTCTAAATTAAGGAGTTTTCGGTTTTACTACTAGCCCCAACATAATTCCCTTTCGTATTATATTTCTACTTGCACCGCCGTACTTTCGATTCCCTGTAATATCATTTAAGTACCATTTCTGGTAATCCGATTTCACGGACGGAATGATGTGTAAAGTCGCTCAAACGACACATTTTTTTAGAAATACAGACCGCGTAGTTCCACCTAGCATTCGACAAGTCGTTCCTGCCATTCAAGTACGAGAGTCCGGCATTCGACCTATTCCTGAGATTCCCACGCTCACATCAAGCCCTATTTTTTTGAGGGGAAGTCCCCTCTTTTGCTACACAAAATTCACCCCTACAGGGTTAGGAAACGCAGACCGCGCAGTACCACCCAGCATCCGACAAGCCGCCCCAGCCATTCAAGAACGAGAGTCCGGCAAACGACCCATTCCTGAGAACCCCACGCGTTAAATATTCTCTAAATCCTATTCCTGCTTCTCCAAAATAATATCGGTCTCCAGTTCCTACCGAATCACCGCTTCCTATGGTTCGTGGAACTTCTGCGCCTGTCTCTAAGTCGATGTCGACTTCGCCTATCCAAAAATCTGTTGAATCTTCTTTTATAAATTCGCCAACTTTTTTATAGTTTGTCAAAATCGAATTATCAGAGTGGTAGTCACCATAATTTTTATGGTAAAAAACAGTTTTTGTAGCTGTTTCTTTATTCATAACTTCATTTGAAGAAACCATATAGGCGCCAATTCCTTCTTCAAGCCCTTGTAACTTGAATGCATGTTTTCCGTCATTCGCAATATATCCATCATTTCCTAAAACATCATCTGTTGTTCCAGAATGTAATGGCATCGTTGAAAGGTACGAATCTGCCGTTAAGTTAAATGGAGTTTCGACATCAACATATATTCTGACAATTTCGTCGGATTCTGTTTCAATTTTTGTAATCAAAACCTTGTCAGCGATGTTTCTCATGTAAGAATTTCCGCGATCAAGATTATCTGTATGCCCCGTCGCATCTCCGATAGAAACATCTTCTCCTACATAAAATCTATTTGCATATGATGCAGAAACAGGAAAATATGTGACATTTTCAATCGCTGTTGCTACCTTAATTTGTTGATTGTTTTCCGTATTTCCTTGAAAAACTTTTTGTGAAGAAGAAAATGCATATTTTATCCTTAACATGGTTTTAAGATATATGCTCCTTTCCGAACCTGCTCCAACATATCCGGTCCCTAGTTTTGACATTTCTGTGTGCAAAGACATATAAGAAATAAAATTCTTTACTGGAAGTCCAGAAGACCCGTATAATTTTCCATCAATATCGCCTGCATAATAGACAGGAAGAACACCGTATGGCATTTCTTTTCCTTTATTATCTTTGCAATGTGGCATTAGTACTAATCCAAGTTCTCTATTTGGCTTATCTGACAAGTGCCATATTTCTCCATCTGAGACTTTGCTAATGCCATAATAAAGTGGAGGAGTTAATATTCCTACGTTAACTTTTCCTGTACGCGAGAAATTTTTCTGTCCTTGAATTGCCGTAATTGTCTTTTGACCATCATCGCTAACAATAAAATTGCAATAGCAGAACCAAAAAGCGTTAAAAGATGCAAAATCATCTCTGTTTTTCACTAAATTTGTAGATGGCGTACATTCTTTTCCAATAGAGTCATTCATCTTTTCGCCTTGCGCGGTATTGGTCACTGATAAATTATAAAATTTTGTAGAAAACAATTCTCCTGTTGCTCTAGCATTAAAAAAAGCCTGCCAGTCAATAGCAGACACATCAAATACATTTGCATAAATTCTTTTTAAATAATCAAGTATCTCTTCTTGATTTTCTAAATTTCCAACATTAATTGTAGGCATTCTATTCTCCTTCCTGTGTATATGTTATAGATAAACATTTTTTAGATTCATTTATCGAAAATTCCATTTCCCCAACATTTAAAATGGATAGTGTTTTCGTTTTTTCATAATATGTCTTTGCGGAGTCGGAATATTCTTGCGCTTTGGATTCACTTGCGACCGCTGCCTGTTTGCTATCACTTGCATTTGAAGCAGATGTCTTTGCGGAGTCTTCAAGCTTTTCAACGCCAGATACATAGTTGTCCATTTTATTCAAAAATTGAACATACCAATCTTCTTCTGGCTTTTCAATTCCTCCAGATAGTGCCAAACCTTCTTTAACGTCATATTCCGCATATATTTCTTTTAAAATATAAGTGTTTCCAGAAGAAGTCGTCCCGTGAATAAATGGCATTATCTTCAAAATACCATCAATTTCTACAGCTTTAGGAGGAATAACCCATCCAAAACGCATATGCAAATTTGAAGCAGAAACATCTACTACAGGGCAGTTGTCTCCAACCCCATCTTCTCTTTCGTAATGAACTTGAATTAATTTGTCAATCAAATCAATGTTATCCTCAAAGCGATTTACTTCAAACATAATATATTGACTATTTGATTCTCCTGAGACACTTATTTGCTGATCTAAATTTCCAATTTCTTTATTGGAAATAATAATTATTTGAGAATCCTTATATTCACTTGTTTGGTATCCAGGAACAGAAGTAAACTGTTCTTCTTCATAAAAGTCTGTTTCATTCTGTTCTCTTAGAAGTTCTTCTACAGTAGGCAAGGTTAAATCACCTCCTGTTCTACGATTTCTTGATTTGTGCAAATTCTAATTCCATCTTTTTCTCCAATTACTTGAACTGAAAAGTCTCTCCATGTGAGTGCTTCATGCGGAATAATACATTTATTTTTTATAATTTTTGCTGGATGTTGTTCTTTTAATCGAGTGAAAACAGCAACCTTAGACATTCCTGACCAGTCACTTCCGAAGCAAAACACCGCTTCAAGATATCCCTTTGTCCCTGCTACTATTCCAGAAAAATCACATGTATTATCTTTTTTAATTCTTTGTCCGTTTACATAAAATTTTAATTCTCTCATGCTACATTCGCTCCGTCCCATGCTAGTTCTATACAAATAAAGTCATTCCCAAGAACATCTCGAGCTATTTTTATTGCAAAACAACCATAATTTGCTATAAAATTGCATACCCATTCTTCGGCTTGAATCCAGAATTCTCTTTTTACCATTTTGTGCAATTCAAAAAGTAGACCGCAACTAAACATGATGCAATGTCCAAGTTCATGTAAAAAAACATGGGTAAGCAATTCTTTATTTAATGATTCAGAAATAAATACAATTTTTTCTGAATAGTCAGATGTTGCAAGAGTTATTTCTCCCGTCCTATCAACCAAGTGTTTGTCCCATGGATTTACAAATACAATTTTCCACCAATCTCCATTTATATAAAATTCTTTAAACATAAAGTATCATTCCTTAAACAAAAAGCCCCTGACCGCAAAGCAGTCAAGAGCCCTTGTGTCACATTATTGCATCTGTTGAACTAATTTTGTAAAATCATTTTTTAACGCTTGACGCAACGTCACGTCAGCATCTGCCCATAAGTTTTTTACGTTTTGAATAACATCATTTGCATAATCTTTCATAGATTCTTCCATTTTATGTTTAGACTCCTGATCGTGCGATTCGTGATAATGTCTACGATATTCGCTATATCTGTCATAAACCTCTCCGTGTTTTGAAGGAGTTGAATAAACTCCTTTGTCGCCATGATATCCCATTCGATAGTTCTTATCTACAAAATCAGGATTGTTTAAATATGCATTAATCCACTCATCTGGTTCCATCGGAAGGTATGGCGTATAGCCTCGCCTTGTGCCGTGCCCTTTTGGAGCAAATCTTCCATCGGCGTAACGATATCTATCGTATCCAGCTCTTACACCTAATTTATCAAGAATTTTTTCTTCTTCCTCTGCTTCATCCATTGCTTTAATAATACGGTAGTCTTTATCCGCGCATATTGCACATTTTACAGCTTCCATACAGTCTTTTAAGTCATCCCAGTCTTGAGAAGTTAACTTTTCTAATCCACATTGATTAGCTTTATTCATTGCCCATCTTCCCATTTCCATTGCCAGGTTATGCATTAACTTTTCCTCCCTTCTTAATTCCTTGCGTTGCTGTAGCTTCCGCTTCAACGGTTGCTGCTGTTCCATTAATCGCTCTTAAATCGTTGTTTGGTGAACAGGCTGGTATTCCGAACATTTTAAATGTTCCGCCAGTTGCATTAGTCGCGACTCGTGTGGAGTATTTTGTTCTCGTTCTAATGCTACATGCTGTAACTTGCGCACAACAACGATTTTGAAGTGGGTAAAGTTGCGTTCCTGTTCCTATTTGAATGACTACAGGGGCATTTATCGTTGCGGCCTCCGGAATGTTCTGTGCCACAACAATGCAATATTTTTCTCCATTTTCATAACTTCCTGCCGGCAAAGTAATTATCAGCTGACCGTTTGTAAACGCAACTGCCTGACTTATAATTAACCTATTACAAAGTTTACATATGTTTTTGCATCCCATATTTTCTACCTCTCATAAAACAAGAGGTGGGATTCAACCCACCTCTTAGAAATTTAATCAACCTCTAAGGGTGAATTGTTAGCAACATCCATTATTGCATCCGCAAGCATTATAATATGCGTTTGGATTAGGAACTACATAAGCCGGAATAGCCGCTGGATTTATAGCGTTAATAAGTTGCTGTGTCTGCGCTGTCATTGCCGTTGTAATAAATGCACTCTGTCTATCCTGAGATGCGGCACGTCTCAAATCGTTATTCTCACTCTGAAGAGATGCGATTTTTTCATTGCACAGATAATCAAGGATTGCTCTTGTTCCCGCATTCTGACTATCAATAATATCACGAGTGTTATTATTCATAGTATTCTGCAACGCACAAGTATTAGTTGCCATGTTGTAGTTTACGCCCTGAATAGCTTCTCTTGTCTCACAGCAACAATTTGATAATTGATTAGCGAGAGCGTTTGTGTTCTGCATATTAGCTACAGTATCAGCATTAATCGCCTGCTGAATTCCAAAAGTGTTCTGCATTCCAGCAATAGTATCCTGCTGAATTGCGTTCTGAATCGTATTCGTTCCTTGGAGTAAACTTGTATTCATGGCGTAAAAGCCATCACATAATCCGTTTGCAATTCCATCTAATTTGCTAATAACTGCCTGGTTGTCGAAGCCTCTTTGAATATCGGCCTGTGTAGCTGCTGTGGCAACGTAGCCGCCGCCGTTTCCACCAAATCCGTTTCCAAATCCGCCGTTTCCCCAGCCGAACAGAAGGGCGAAAACAACTATGATCCAAAGCCAGTTTCCATCTCCCCACATACCGTCAGCACGTTCTCCGCCTGTGGCAGCAGCAATATCTGCTAAAGAATATCCACCTGAATTCATCATCTTAAAAGTCTCCTTTTATATATATTTACAACTGGAGACAACCCGGGACGCCTCCAAAATTGTAGCGATTTTTAATCACCCAATTCTGGGGAAACTCAAGAAATTATTTTGCTTTAAACTGTTCTCTTATTTGCTTGAACATTTCATCGGCGTTTACATTTCTTTCTTTGCAAAGGTTCCTAGCTAGCTTCTCAATCCCAACCTCGTCACCTTTTTCCATCATTTGTAATGCATTATTCATTACAGGATTATTTCCCGTTTGCTGCTTAAGTGTATTCATTAGCATTTGTTTAGGGTTCTGTGTATTTCTTAACGCCTGCACAAAGTTCATTACTGGATTTATCATTTTTGATTTCCTCCTTTCTGTTTTGGAGGCTCGTTTATTGCCTGTTGCGCAGGTAACACGCTTTTTATTTCGGCAATTATATCTTTTTTGAATTGAGAAAATAAATCGTTCAGCGCATTTGCATCAAATCCTGACTGAATATTTGCTTGCTCTGTGCTTTCCGGCGAAGCTAATTTGTAAACAAGAGTTTGGCTTCGCCCATCGGGCTGTAGCTGTTTGCGATATATTTCCGTACCATCTGCCTTTGGGTACCATGTTGCCGTGCCCGACATGTCAACATCTTTAGCCTTAACTGCATCTATTCCGTCTACAATCTGGCCAGGCAGTCCTTGAACAATAGGTGTATTTCCTACCATTTGGTTCGGAAACGTCTGTTGCATTGGCAGCTGATATTGGGGCGCCCTTTGCATAGACGTCTGTGGATAAGATGTCAAATACTGAGAATTTGCCGGATAAGTATTCTGCCAGCTATTTTGATAAGGCATCATGTTTATTCCTCCCTTGTTTTTTATATTTTTATTTTAATACAAAATACAAGAGGATAACACGCCACTAATCCGCCATATTATTATATAAAAAAGATGTCTTTTCTATTTTTCTTTTCATATCACGATTTATTCTATCTATTGTCCTCAAGCTATAACCCATTATATCGGCTGCTTCCCACAAGGTTTTATCTTCATAAGCGCGTAACTTAAATAAGCAAGCTTCTCGCGAATTAAAGCCCGCCATATGCAAGTAAAATTGTTTCTCGTCTTCTATGAATCTTTTGTAGAAATTTCTTTTACTCAAGTTAAAACGCCTCCCTCATTATTACATACCTTGTACAATAGATAATGCAATTAATCCTATAATAGCAACTCCTATCGCACTGCCTATCGCAGAAATAATTGCAGAAGTAAATTTGTCAGCATTCTTAGAAGGCTTATCATTTATTTCATCAATTTTATTATTTATTTCTTCGGTGCATTTATCAATGCATTTAAGTTTTTCAAAAATATGTTCTGTATTGGACTTGTGAGTTTCGTTTGCCAAATTTAATTTTTCAAACTTGCCATAAAACTCTTTTTTGTCTTCTCTGTCTCTTTCTAATCGCCCTTCGATCACTTCAATTTTTCCAGCATTTACTGTAACTTCGTTTTCAAGTTTAGATACTTTTTCTGCTAATTCACATTTTTGACATTCTTCCATATTTATACCTCGTTGTTCTCCCTTGTTTATTTCCATTTCTCCCCTCCACACTCGCGAAATGTCCCTGCGACGCTCCGGGAGGTTTTGCGTCACGCTCCGTCTTATTTGTTATTTTAAACTATTTTAGCAACAGGTATAATTCCTCTTAATAAACTTAATGGAGTTCCGGAGGTTTCATAGGAGACAGAAGTTCCTGATTCAGAAAAACTAACAACTCCTTCTTTTCCTTGTTTGTCATAATAATATTGTGCAATTTTTCTAATTTTACTCTTGTATCGTTTCATGGCATTTTGTTTAGCTTTTTCCATTTCAAAATCTGTCTCAAATCCATATGGATACATTCCTCGCGCCACTTCTTCTGCTGCATCATCTATTAAAATTAGTAAAAAAGAAGATTGTTCTGGTGTATAATCATCACCAATACACTCAATTAATTCGTTTAATATTTCTTCCTTCATAATTATTCCTGCTTTCTACGCGAAGTTTTAGAGCCGGAATTTCCTTTTTCTGCTTTTCTCTGTTTGTCCTGTATTCCTTTAGAAGTGCCAGAGATTAAATCCGGCACTTCCTCCCCTGCTGCGTAGAATTTTCCGTTTCTTTTTATAATATGATCATAAATCACTTACTTATCCTCCTACTTTACTTTAAGGACATAAGTACTATCCATACCTTCAAATGACGGAAGAACGATTTGAGAAGCAGTTGTAGAATATTGTACTGGTGGACCGTAATCTGTTTTGACAGCAACAGCCACCCCTGTATCAACAATGCTTACATCCACATTTGAGTCTCCAAGAAGAGTTCTTTCCTCCGGTGTCACTCCATACCAAGTATTTCCAAGCTGTCCAGCCCCGATAATTGTTGCGTAACCATCTGGATAAAACTTCTTTTCTTTTCCGTCATAATCTGTGTACATCTTATCATATAAGATAGGCTGCAATCCTGTTTGTGTCGCAAATACATCTTTTGCTGCTGCCTTAGATAAAAAGTCGACATTTACACCCGCACGAGTCACAAATGCATTCTTAATTTGCTTCATATCAAGCAAATAATTAAATGTAGTAGTATTCATCATAATGTAAGTTGGCACGACACCAATGCCTGATAAATAATCTACTCCTTTTTGTACATCATTTAAAGGCTTCGCGGTTTCCGGATTATTCCATGTATCACTCCCGGTAAGCTCGGCAAAATGTTTTGCTTTCCAAGTGTTATCAGAATCATATTGGTAACTGTAAATTGTATTATCTGCTTTTCCGATATCAATTTTCATTACTCCGTCAATCGGCGCAAGCAGTTGCATACGCATACGTTCCGCGGAAATATTTGCTCCATCAATAAGATTACCTACATCGTCATAAATGCGTTCAAGAACTTCATTTAAATATGGGTCATTTGAGTCAGCCGCTCTCATAATTTGGGCCAAATCCTGCTCTTTAATGACCATGGACTCTCTAAATAAAGGCATTTCTTCCAGAGTTACATTAAACCCTTGTCTTGGCCTGATTGTCGCCAAAGAATCATAGGAAGATGGTTTTAAGGCAATTCCAAGACCCTTGTGGGATTTAATCCATTTTAAATCAATTCCTGTTTTCTTTTTATTTGGGAAAAATGCTGCTCCGGCAAATGCTATATTGTTACTAGCATCAACAGTTTCTCTATACGCTACTGCCTCCGCTGAAAAAACGTCAGTAAATAACATTATATCTCCTTTCTACCCCATAACTATTTAGGGTTAGCGATTATTTGTCTAAAAAAATAATCGGTATATTATTTAAGCCAGTACTTCTGGTTCTTCTAACACAATTCTGCATCCAGATTTGGAAAGCTCTGTAATCAGAGCTAAGTCATAAGTTAAACTTGAACTTTTTTGTGCTCTTGTAGTATTAACATATGCTTTTTTCAAAATTGCCTGTTGTGGGTGGGTTTCGTAAGTATCGTGAAGCAAAATTCCTACTGCACCTGTCCACGGAGTAGTTTTTACTACTTGTCCATCTTTATCAATTGGCGTTCCGGCCTTCACTACAAGTCTCCCTGCCTCGTCTTTAGTCGAAACGTTAGAAAAGTCAATTGTATTTGAAATAGCTTCGAATTCTTTTCTATTTAAAATTTCTGTTTCCATGCTTACTGAAAGGCTGTCAACCTTCATATCTCCTCTAGCCATGTTTTTCCTCCTTTACATAAACTGTTTTAAAGCCTCCACATTTACGCCACCTGCACTTTTCTTAGCTAATTCCTTTGCCTTTTGAACAGCTAAGGATTCTTTTCCATCTCCGTGGCCCGCTTGAAGCTCAGGTCTTTGTGCGTAAAATTCTTGTTCGAGTTTAGTTTTTATAGAACCAATATGATTTGCTAAAGCTTCAAAAGCTTTCTCTGAATCTCCATTTGTTAAGGCTTCTGCAAAAGATTTTGCCACATCTTTGCTCATACCAATCTTGGCGTCCATGCAGCGTTCTGTGTATTCATTAACCTGCATTTTTGCTTCAAGTTCAGCAATTCTAGCATCTTTTGCTTCTTCTGCCTCTTTTTTTGCGATTGCTTCTTGTTCATTTGCCGATAAAGTAGAACGATATTTTTTTGTAATTTCTCCTTTTTCCTTTAGAGTCTTGTCCAAATTTGCTTTCAGCTTAGCGCTATTTGCCCTCTCCGCTGCAAGTTGCTGTACTAATTCATCAGTACTTAATTCGACTTCTGGGCCTTCTTCTGCTGAAGAATCTTTTTCTGATTCTCCCGAAAAAGCCCCGCCACCTGTTTCTACTTCTTCAGGCATGGTTTTAAAACGTGCATGACCAAAAACTCTGCTTTCTCCGTAATGATTATTCATAAATTTCATATTGATTCCTACCTTTCTGTGTTTTTTAATCGGCTTCTCTGCCAGCTTTTTTGTGTTTATACACTTCTCTGTGTTTTTTAATTTGTGTTTGATTAACGTCACTTCTCTGTGACACATATAACATTAATAATAGATAACACTACATCTGCAATTTATAATTTCAGAAGAATCCGCTCCCAGTGAAGCATCTCTTGGGTAATTTAATAGTGAATCTCCTACGACAAATGGATCATTTATTTTTACAATTTGCCCATCTGCTTTCTTGTGGTCTAACCTGGTATGTCCATCCACAATAGATACCCATCTTTTGTATGTTTTATTTTGCTGCATAGCTTCCTGATTACATTGAAAGCTTCTGACCGTATTACTTTCGTTTTCTGCAATAAATTTTGCTCTATCCAAAGAAAAATAATAAGGATTATTCGTGTTTTCTTTAGTGGATTCCGTCATCTTATCTGCTTGCATTGAAATATATTGTTCAAATTCTGAATCTGTCGTTGCGTAACCATCTATAGATTCTAGGTATTTTTTTACAAATTCTTTTTTCGCAAAATCCCAATTAAAAGAATTGTATTGTTGCATAGTAAAAAGTAAAATCATGACATATGTAAATTTTTCTTCCATGATTTGAGCCAAAGAAATTCGTTTCTTTTTTTCACTTTCAGTTAACTCCATTTCTCCAAAATACTTTTCATATGGCATAGACCTTTTTGCTTTTATCAATCTATTTAATTCGTCAAAAGATGCCGCCGGCAACATTTAATCACCGCCTTTTGAGTCTTGTTGAATAGCTGTTCCATCTAAAATTGGACTGTTAGAAATCTGGTCACCGTTATCTGCTGCCAATCTTTCGTTTGTATCGACATTTTCATCATCGTTTTGGGCAGTAGTAGATGAGATTTTGGATTGTTGAATAGCTTCAACTATTTCTTTGCTATCGTTCCAAACTTGTTCAACATCTGGAAACACTTCTGCTTCTTTAAGGACATGGCGCCCATTAAAACCAAGATTTATCATTTGAGCAACAAAATTAGCCTTATTAATCAAATCATAATTTCTTCTGCGGTTAAAATGAAAATTCACGTCTGTAATGTGAACATTGCGAATAGGATGACCCATAGGCAAAACATTTTCAGGAACGAAAGTTATAGCTTTCAGAATCAATTTTAATTCTTCTCTTTTTCCACGTTCTGTCATTTGCTGTTCTCTTCGCGCATCGAGCTCTGTTGCGCTCCATCCAGAAGACATATCTGTAGCAATTCCAGTTGAGCCACCGCCAGAGCTATCATATTGAATGGGAACTTTGCAATCCTGAAAAATTTCTGTTCGAAGGTTTTTTATTGCTGCCAATGTTCCAGAAGTATCAAAACTACTTGAAAGAGGTGCGATTTTGGCTACTTTGCCATCTGCGCTATATGTCAAAATCCAATCTCCAGATTTTGGCTTTATAGTTTCTCCTGTTTTTTCATCCTTTTTAAAATCAATGTTATCTCCCCACCACATTTCCTGTGTTCTTTGAGAAACGTCATTTGTGAAATCAGATAATAAAATATTGAGTGCATCCATTTTAGAAAGTTCTCGTTCAAAGCAACCAGTACGATCAAATGAACGCTCATACTCTACAATAGGCACTGCTTCCATTGGATTTTTTTCTTGTCTAATAACTTTTCCTGCTATAATTTCAAATCTCCATTTATCTGTAAAGCATGTAAAATAATTTTTTCCACCGGATTTACGAAAGCTTACCCCCATAAGCTTTTTTTCTCCCGGACCATTATGGTATACGCAAAAAGCATACCTAGAATCCAAAGAATATACATTCACTAAGGATTCCACGAATTTTTCATCTTTTAAAACCGGATTTGAAAAATCTGTTTTAATGTCAACCATCTTGTATCCAACGCCGCATATCTCCACAAATTCACCCATAGATTGGTCTTTATATGCAATGTTTTCTCCATTGCAAAGCATTTCATTTAGGCCAGAAATACCAGAGTCATCAATCGTTGCATTTGTTGCATGCATTTCTTTATCTCCGCGTTGAACTAGCATAATAGGATCACTCCAGTTATATCCTAATTTGAATTCTTTTACATAATTAGCCAAATTGCTATTCACGCGAACATCTATGTCTGATCTGATTTTTTTTTCTCTTTTTAACGGCTGTATACCTCTTTCATAATCAATCAGAAAATTTATCTCCGACACATTCATTCTGTGTTTAGCATAAGATTTCCCAAGCACTTCAATGATGTTATCAGCCGTGATTTCTGAATAATCTGTATAAATTTTTTTTCGTCCTAATAATCTCACAAGCGCTCTCCTATTATTTGCGTAAAATAAAAAGCGTTCAGGCTTTCTGAACGCTTCAAAAATGTTTTTTTGATTTATTACATATATTATTATATTACACATCTACATCTACTTTTAGTTCACATTTTCCTTTTGTCGAGCAAATAAAAGAAATACCTTCTTGCATCAAAAAATGCCGAGTAGCTTATCGGGATTTCCGCAACGCTTTGCAAATAATAGAATGATTGTTCATAGCAGGCGGATTTAATGATATATTCCCACAAATCAGGAGACGCTTCTTGTGCTGTCTCCTCAATTAATTTAACTTTTTCTTCCATCATTGCCCTTCGAATTGCTATATTGGCTGTCTCATCCACTTTTGCATTCGTCTTAGAAAAAGGCATTCCTGTGATGTTTTGTGTTTTCGGAGAAATGACATCATTTCTTAACTCTTGCAAAAATTCTGGATATTGTTCGCAAAATCCTTTTAATTCCTTGTAACGTTTTTGGGAAATTCCATATTTTTTTAAAGTCCCATGCCGTCTTTTATCCATAACACCCTCCTATATTGGACTGCTCATAATCATTGTTTTTCTATGTTCGGGAGCTGCAACATATTCTGCCATCATTGCCAAACTATCAGGTCCATCATCATGTAGTACTTTTGCTTTTGTTGTATATGTAGTTACATTTTCCATAAATAATCCATAATCTGATTTTGGCTTATATTGGCTGGGATGCAAAAAATAAAAATGTTTTTTAATATAATTTGAATTAACAAGAATCTTCGTCTCTTTATTTGCGCTAGTAAAAACCGGGTCAATTTCTGCTCTACATTTTCCATTTATTATTTTTTGCACATTATAAGCCACTCGATTTCCGGCATTGTTTGACTCAAAACGAATCATATGAGGATTATGTCTTATTAAAATATTTGCCGTTTTCTCGTCAAGAACTCCATAGTCTGTATTATCGTCGAATACTACATCTGGAATAAAAAATTTATCTCCGTACTGATATGCAATAGGTAAAGATTCGAAGTCGGTTCCTTTGTCTTTTGTATCGCATACAGCCCATATTGCATCTGCTTCTCTATTAGGAACAATAATATATTGATCTGTACAGCCTGCCGGAACATCTTCTTCATTAAAGAAAAATCTTTGAAGGGATTCTGGTGGAAATAGCAATCCTTCACGTTCTACAGGTTTTTGCTGATAAAGGCAATTAAAAGAAATTTCATCCATAGATTCCTTGGCGTCTATAAAATACTTTTCGGAAAAACCATTTGTTGTAAACAAAAAATTGCTCTTATTATCATCAGTTAATGCCGGAACGGCGATAAATCGTGCTCGCGGATTGCCTTCGTATAATTGCTGCAATCGCCCAATAGGGTCATGTACCGACCATCTGGTTGCAATGTAAAATTCTTTGCAACCTTCAAGCCTACGAGAACGAAGGTCATTTACCACTTTAGTCCAAAGGGTATCCAGTCGATTTTTATTTAACGCTTCTTCAATTCCGGATACAAGGTCGTCTGCAGTAAGAAATCTGTTGCAGCGTGTCGCTCCGGTAAGTGAGCCATCAATAGATCTAAAAGTCCATGTTTTAAACCTTCCGTTTCTTTCCATATTTACGGTTGTTTCTTTCGCATTAGTACCTTGTAATTTTACATCTGGAAAAATTTCATGCCACGTATATTCCACCGGATCATTTATAATTTCAAGAACTCCATCGTAAAGCGATCTGGTCAAAATACTACTGTGTGCAGAAGACAAATTAAAATCATTTGGGAACCACCCTCCCACCAGCGAGAGAAAGAAATCTTCTAAAGTGCTTTTGCCACAGCCTGGCGGCACACTCAGGCAGAATATATCTAATTTATCATCCATTAAATCTTGTAGAGATTGAATGATTCCATGTTTTAAAAAAACTTCTCTTCGTGGTTCGTAAAATCTCTCAGATGGAATTCTGTTTTTTTCCAAATACAAAAGTCCACTATCAACTTGATGATTTTGAGCTTCAATAAGTAATATTTTCCAATAAAGTTCTTCGAATTTTTCATCTCCTGTTTTTCCGGCCATTTGTGCGGCCATCATATGATTGTACCGGCAAATTTTCATCGCGCAATTTCTTGCTTCTTCATTTTCTTTAAACGAAAAATCCATTTTCATATTCAGAACAAGATTGTATAAAGAATTTTGCTCAGAATATTTTCGGAGTCCGGTTTTCATGAGATTATTTGCTACTTCTTTATACCATTCTATTAATTTGCCCACAAAAAGAGCCAGAACCCCCTTTCTATATAGTTCTGGCTCTCACATGGCTCTCTATTATTTGTTTTTTAATCTAACCATTTGTTTTCGGCGCTGTAAAATCCATATACAACAAATGCAATCAATGCAATCCAAAATATCCAAAACATCCACGTTGGAAAGGAATTTTCCAAATAATCAACTGTTTCTTTTATATTAGATTCGTAAAATGGAGAACGATTTAAAATTGTTCCGTTTTTTAATTCCGTAAAGATTGTTCCCTTAAGCGTGTCCTTTACGCCATAATACTTATATCGTTTCTTTCTTGAAACTTTTATAGTTTTTAAATATTTGTTTTCTGGTAAAATAATTTTTTCTATTTTGAATTTTTGCTTGCAAAAAACAATCTTTTTGCATTGTTTTACTTTTTTCCAGCATAGTCCCAAGACCAGTATATTCGTGTTTTCTCTTTCTTGTTTCCCTTTGAATCAGTTGTTGTGTAAGTTTCTTCATGCATGTTATAATGCTCTTCAATTTTTATAATTCAAACATACTTTCCATTTGCATCCGCGGCCGATTGAACTATTTTAGAGTGACATCCTCCCCCACCTATAGAGGTTGGGGCTCCCCATCCTCGGCAAGTTTGGTTCTCGTTCGATAGCACTACTGTGCTAAGCATAAGCGAGCTATCCCCGTGTGCCCCACGGTTGTGTTATATTGTTTAAGGTCATCCTATTACCAGACGCAATCCTTCATTTCTGATATTTACCGCCGCATTCTTTTCTTAATGCAAGCTTCTTGCCGCACAATGGACATTTCGAAACATCATGTACATTTGTGGCTTTAGGAGACCAATAATATTCCGTGCCGCAGTCAGGACATATGATTGCTATAACTTCATCTTGGTCCTCATTAATTTCGTCTGTATTTTCTCCGATACCCAAATTTTTCTTCCATTCACAAATCAGTTTACTCAAATCGAGGGACCAGTTTTTAATTGCCGTTTCAACATCACATTTCTCGCTAGCTTCCGCAGCAATTCTATACCAATCAGCAATGCCTTCAAAAATTTGCAAACGCTCCTCTTCAATTTTTGATGCATGTGAAGGTGGTAAAGAAACTGGTTTACAATATTTTTTCAATACTTTATGAAAACGTTCATCGCTGCGCATGGCTTTCTTGCAAATGGCCATAGTTAGTCCTTTCTCTTCATCAAAAACATCATCTTCACAGCATTTGACAACCGTCTTAGTTCCATCAGACCAGAACACAATAGTCGCTGGGTCGTTGAAAATCACATCGGTAATATGAACTCCGGCCGAGAGATTGATAGTAATTTCAGGATCATTAGTTACAGGCATCTTAATCTCGACTTTAGGATTTAAGATGCCATATACATTACGCATATGTCGAACAATATCATTGTATAATTCTTCAGCCATTACTCCGATTTTTGTTGTCGTTTCAAATTGTGTGTTTGAAATTATTTTGGCAGAGCCATCATAGCCGTTCGCTATATAATATGTATCGCAACCCATACCATGAATAGAGTTAAATATTCTATCCTGTTGCTCATGAAATTCCGATATTCCTTGAATGCCAGCCTCCAATTTCTTTGTTTCTTCCATTTGCTTCATAATTTTATTGATATGTTCGAGACTCATCATCCTTATACCTCCATATAATTTGATAAACCGACGCGGTCCAACATCGAGTAATCGCCATTCTCGAAAGCCGCATAAAACGAGCGCCTAAAATTCGAATAATTTACGGGCGAGGCCCACTTAATAACAATTCATTTTAGTGTGCTATTACTGGGTATTTAAACTTTCCTCCGAGACGCATATTCACTTGATTAATTATTAATTTGCGAGGGATTATATCTATCGTATATCCCCCTATAATTTCGTATAATTCTTTTTTAGTCTCTGTATTATAGGAAAAGCTACCCCGACTAAGGTTGATTAGTCGCCATTTTCCATCATACATAATCAAATAAGCAATCGTTTCTTTTGTTTCTTCACATATTGTAAATAAGACGTCTCCTGGTTCTATATTTTGAAAGCGTTCTTCCATAAACTTCTCCTTTGTTTTCAATATTCCAAAACAATTTTACATTTCTTTTTGTAATTCTGTGTCAATTAAGAAATGCCGTTTGCAACTTGAGCCCTTGCATTGATACAATAAATTTCTTATTTTTGTATTTTCTCCAACTGGAAACTGCCGTTTGCCGCAATAAGGGCACTGTATCCAATATTCTTTTCTTTTTTTGCCAGCTTCATCATCTGGTATTTTAAATCCTTTAATTATCAACATTCCATTTCCTTCTTTTTGGGTCAATTGTGTAAAACCACTTTTATTTGCCCCTTAACCGCGACGTCTCCATTTTCATTAAAATATTTTTCAAATTCAATATACGGCATTAACTCATCGGACAAATTTCGTACAACACATTTTTGGGCATAGTCAATAGCCTCCGCGTCATATTCAAAATCGCAAACAATATTTTCCCCTGCCAGAGTTAAAATTTTACATTCTCTCGATTCCAAAATAGGCTGCCGAACCATTGGGCGAACGATTTTTTTCAGTCTTTCATTCTCTTTTTTTATTCTTTTATATTTTTGTCTAAGATTCATTGCTTTTCCTTCTTTCAACAAAATTATTTATATCCTATCAATCGCAGCCTCTTTTCGTTCGTAATACTCTTCTTTAGATATTTCAGTCCAGCTACCCTCTTCGTCACCTTCTGGTTCTCTGAAGAATCTATTTATTTCAATTCTCTCTTGATTGCCATCCTCTGTTTTTATGGCATAGAGCACACCAACCGTATCGAAATCACCGTTCTTTTTATCGGTTAAGAAATCCTCACAGTAAACTTTGATTGGTTTACCAGGCATGTATGGCATTGTTATTGGGAACATCTTGTCAATGATTCTTCTAACCAGTCCAGAAGAATACGTGCAATTTCGATTGTTGATATCAACACAATACGAACGGTCAACATCATCATATTTAACGGTTCCATCAGCATAGACATTTTTAAATAATGAGCTCATTCGTTTACACTGGTACGTTTTTGGACAACCTTTACCACGTACACATTCATTCCAAATATCATCTGTATCTTCGATAGGCGTTAATGGTTTTCTGTCTAAAAGACGATCTAATATAGATTTAGTCATTTTAATACTGAAACCAGAATGACCGTCGTCGCATAAGCTTTCAAAAGCTTTTAAAGCACTCTCATAGCAGGCGCATCCATAGTCAAATTCGCCTTCTTTTCTATTTGGGTTTTCTTTCTTGCAGGCAATCTCAACTTCTCTTTTTGCCCAATCTAACATATTGCTCATATTTTTCTCCTTTCAATTATCAACGCCCATCTTCTGAGCGAACTCTTTAATCTGCTCCATAGTTAACCATTCTGGTTTGTCGTCATCCGGGAAACTATTCCAAATATCAATCATGGTTTGAATCTGCTCTTTCTCACTATCTGCCCAAAGGCAATTAGCTGATCCTCCAATTCGCAAGTAATAATCACAATTTTGTCTTAACCTGTCCAATAACATATAACGGAATTTCGGTTCTTTCCTAGACCAGTCTTCCATTGCTAATCGTCCCCTTTTGGTAGCTATCAATTGCTCCATATCTTCATACATAGCTAATTTCTGTATTGCATTATCGAGCACTTCATATCTACTGAATTTACTCCATTCAGCATCCATGCCATAAAATAAATATGCTTTATCGCCATTACGATACGTTAACCTATCTAAGTTTTTTAGATTGTGGAGTAGTAAAATTGAGTGTTCCCATCCTCGATTATATTTTTCGATATAAGCAATCGCCCGTTTATATAGCCAGCTTTTAAAATCCATATGCCCTCCCTATAAATAATTCCAGTGGATTAATCTTTTTTAATACCACCGGAACTTTTTATATATATTATTTAAAATTCTTTATTCCGTTCTGCCCCCTTCAAGGCAGTTAATAAATGCTAACGTTTTATTTACTAATTTGAAGGGGGATTTAACATTTAAGAAAAGGGTAATTTATAATAATATGCCGCTAGAATAACATAGTCGCATAAATATCATAAATAGAAGTGGTAGGAATCGAACCCACTACACGCTGGATATAAGCCAGATGCTCTACCAATGAGCTACACTTCCATAAATATCCACTCAGTCAAGATGCATGATTTTTGAAATTTATTGATAATTAACTAAAACGGTTTCTTTGTAAAAAAATTGTAAGCCATATGCATTAGACATAAGGAGGTACTATTGTCACTGAGTGGATAAACGAGACCAGCTGGATTTGAACCAGCAAATGCAGGAGTCAAAGTCCTGTGCCTTACCGTTTGGCGATGGCCCCAAGAGCGACTATTCGCCGCTGTATTTTTTAGAAAATTGAATTGTTCGGATAACTTCTCTTGGAATGGTGATAGTTCCTTGTTCTGTTTCTAATCGAAAAAGTTCCGTTTCTTTATCGTACCAATATCCCGAATTGCCGCGAAGCACATATGCTTCTGTTTCTCCTGTAATAAATTTGATTTCTACCATTTTACCTCATCCATATACACGCTATTGAAAGCGTATATCCCAAAATACATAAAGCCAAAAAGAAATTTACTAAACTGAAAATCTTTCCTTCGTTATTTTTCATAGTAGAGATTAACCCCATAATATGAAAGACGATATCCCAACTGCATAAGCAGGTTGCAATTATTTTGAAACAGAGCATTTAATCACCCATTATCCTTTCTAAGATTTTTTCTGCTAACTCTTTCGTGCCTCTTAAATGAGATTCTCTGAGAACGGATTCTACACTACATTCAAACGCTTTATAAAAGCCTTCTCTCTTTAAAAGTTCTTCACGAATTGTCTTTGCAGCCCTTGAAATTTTATTTTCTTTAATATTTCCCAGCTTTCTTCCGCAAAACGGGCAATTATAAATACGGATTCCTCTCGAACCAGAAAACTTCTTGTGATTATAAAATAAGAACCAGCGCCCTCTGGAAAGTTTTTTTAAAAACCATTTGTCTTCGTCATTTGTAAGAATGTCGTATTCTCCATTACTTTTTATTTCTTGGCATTTGCATTTTATGTTGTCTTCCGAAAAATTTATACCATTGCTCATAACATTTCTCCTTTTGAAAAATGTGTGTTAATTTTTTTTGTTGGATTTTGTTGAACCTGGAAGTGTATTTATAATCTAATGTGATTCTAATGATATTCGAAGTGTATTTAATATTCGTATGTAAAAGAGCCCTTTTTATTTTTCGGGAGCTCGGAAAGGTCACCGGCGGCTGGGGCGACCTTCTTTTAGACCCCTACCCCGAAAGCCACTGTATTCCCTTTCATTTCCATTTTCAACTATTCGTTAAACATAAGTTTTGCGAATAGTTAAGCTGTATTTGATATACATATTGCACAAAATATAAAGGCTGTTTTGTATATATTTATATATCTAATCTTTAACCGCTTTATTGTGTCTATTGTTTGTGGTATAGCTCTTATTGTCTGACTATTCGGCTATAATTCCGGCGGCTCCGGGGCTGGTAGGTCTGCATATGCTGCATATTTTGCCGCTATCTGTTCCCTTGTTTCATCCGGTAGTGCCTCGGTATTAGTCGTTTGAATAGGTGCTGTCTCTGCCATTCCGTAGTTTGCTTTTGCTATAAAAATCAAATTGGCATTGGCTCCAGTCTGATTGTGCAGCCTATCGATCGCGAAGCCCTTGCAGGTGTCCAACCACATTTTGACGGTTTGTTTATATATATTACTCATCTTAGCGTTATTATGATAATTATTAGATATCACTGTATTATTTAATCCTGTTAATATACAAAACATATTAATTGTTGGCAATCTATTATATTTAACACATAACCTTATATATATGTTAAATATTTCATTTAATAATTCAATATCATTCTTATCTGGTTTAATTATATTATTTTTTATATAAAATAACATATCATTAAAATTATCTCTTACAATCTCTTTGTAATTATCATCGCCAGGTATAATATTTAAGGTGTTTGTTATATACTCATCAGCATAATAAAATATATCATGTTCGTACACCTCAACCCCCTGGGCCTCCGTTGTATTGTCCTTCATCTTCTCACCACACTTTCACGAGTTAAATCAATACAGAATGATATATAAATAATATATATTTATTCAAAATATTCGTTCCCTTATTCCCGGCATCCTGCACACGCTCCCGCTGTTCCTTCTTTCTCACGATCCAGAAAAAAGAAAAGCGCTAGAGTTTTATTATTTATAATCTCTAACGCTTTTTGTAATCATTTATTAAATTATCTACAATCTATCATAATTATTTTTTTATGTCAAGTATTATTATTCTAATAATTATTATTCATTTTACTTTTGATTAACATTTTTATATAATTCACGCAACAAAAAAAGCACCTGCTAAAGCAAGTGCTTTCACCCCGATCTAATACGCCAGTGTCAATTCTCTTTCGTCATTGCGTACAAAGTCGTCCGCCTCTTTCAGATTATCAAACGTTTTTACAACGTTCCACTCTTCGTCCTCGACACTGATTTTCATTTCTGTAATTTCTTCGGTGTCGTCAGACTCCACGATCTCGCCGTCTTCATCATAGATTTCTGGCAAAATGCAGTATTCTGTAATCAGGTAGCAGCCTTCGGTATTTCCGGAATAATAGGTAATATCTGTCTTATATTTTTTTAAGACTTCTCTTGCTTCTTCTAATGTGTCACAAGATTTTATTAATTCTTCAGAAACACCATCGCAAAAAAATGTACACCCCTGCACTATTTCTGAAATGTCTCTTTCTTTAATCCCTCGTGCAGCTTTGTAAATATTCCATTCTTTCATTTCTTTTCTCTCCTTTTTGTTTGATTTAGTTGATCAAAACGAAAAGCTCACCCGTTTCGTCAACAAATGTGCGCTCACCTCGCTCTTTCAAATTTACATTGCTTGCATATAAGCAAGGTATTTTGTTAAAAATACGTTGCCCTTTTTCGTTTATATGATATTGTTCGTTTAAATAGTATACAGTACCCCCCATTTTTTTGCCGCCTTCTCGTTCAAAGAACTTGCATTCAGACTTAGGTATGTAAATAGATTCTTTGATTGTTCCACTTTCTGCAATGGAATAATCAAGCTCCTCAATAGTTTCGACATTTATAAAATCTTCTGAGCGTCCAAATGATTTTATATCATATATACACCCCAAGATGTCCCGATAATCATCCGGGCTGTCGGCTACTAAATGCAATGTTAGTTTAATATCGTTTAACAAATCCACCATCATGGGAATTTTTTCAAAACTCTGGTAATGGCTTAACTCAAAATTCAACTCATCTTTTCGAACAGTTAAATTTTCAATTTTTTCATCGTAAGGCCTTCGAGCAAGCCTCTTTTCTTCTCTTGTTAGTCCCTTTCCCTTTGTTTCTTTTATACGAGCAGTTTTCAGTTCTTTCAATTCATTGTTTATTTTTTCTAGCTCGTCTTTCATGCCAAAAAAATTATCTAACATTTCTTTTTCCAAAACTACGAAACCTTCTCCAGTTCTTAATTTACGTTTTCCAAGCGCACCACCCATTAAGGGCTTCTCAATTTGAATATAAGCATTTGAAAAGGCGTTCGGGGCGGTAAAACGCACAAAATAACCTCTATCATACTGTATACGGTCATAAACATACTGATTTGTATATGTTCGCCGTGAAAGGACTCCATATTTCCCCTTTATACCAATGTGGATTGGATGGTATTTTCCCCATCTTGTCGCCTTATGAATCCCTCCTAATATTGTTGAAACGGGAGGGAGGGGAAATGTGCTCCTTAATTTTATCTGTTCGGGTTGCCTGTAGTTTGCTGTAGTTTGTGTTAAAATGATTTTTATTACTTTCATTGATTCTCCTTGCCTTCGTAACCTCCGCGGCGGGAATTTAATTACTGAACCTCTATATTAACAATATTAATAAGTGTGCAATCTGCACTTTCTTCCTCCGAATTGTACTCGCTTTCAATTTCAAAAGAAATTGCAAAGTGATCGTCAGAATCGGGGACCTTATAAAAGATATTTTTATCCTTTAAAATATCATCCCACGCGCACTCATCGTTTATCCAGTCCAGTTCGGAAGGGCACCCAAGCCTTGTCAGAACTTCGTCTAATTCATAAAGGGATACTGTGTTTCCTGTTAATTCTCTTCTTAAAATTTCCAAAGCCTTTGTTTCATTTTCTCCCATTTTGCTGCCTCCTATTTATTTAATTTTTCCCAGCGTTCTGGATATTCCGTTTTAAACCATTGTAAGAAATCGCCGAACAAATGTTTTTCGGCTTCTTTTCTTGCGACTATGGCATCTTTCTTCTCAATATAACGCCCTAGATAATAATTCTTTCCCTTAAATACAATCTGAGCGGTCCATTTTCCACGGGTCTTGTCGAAACTTACACCCGTCACCCCAGATGTATTATTTTTTAACATTTTCTTCCCTGGTTTGATTGTGTTTACGGACGTTCCGTCGACATAGCCGAGGGAATCTTTTTCCTGTGCCTTTTTCACGTTTTCTTTTCTAGTTTTTTTGTATAAACACCCGCAGGATTTTACTGTGTAAAATTTAGACGCCTCTACGGTGTAAATTTTACCGCATTTACACCGGCATTCCCACATATATCCTTTTTCTTTCTTTCCGACACAGTTTAATGCAACACAACTATATTCATTAATTTTCCCAGTCAGGTCCTTCGGTTGTATCCTCGTTTTTAAATTTTCGCAACCACAGGAAATGTTGTTTCCAGATTGTAACATATCGTAGCGGACCGTACATATATTTCCGCAGTTACATTTACATACGGCGTAAATGCGTCTTTTTTTGCGATATGCATTAATTATTTTCAACTTTCCGAACTGTTCGCCGTTGAATTCATCCGTATAAACCGGGGTTTCCCGGCACTGATCTGAACAATACCGGGAGTTATTACTGCCCTCGAAAGTTTTGCCACAGACCCGACATCTGCGTTTCATAATTTTCCCCTTCCTATTAGCAATTCTCTGATTCGCAATCAAAACTTGAACAGATGGCATCTACCATCTCGTTAAGTTCTTCCTGCGTGATTTCCTTTTCTTCATCTGCTGGTATTCTTCCGGCGTCGATACCTTCAAGTGCCTCTTCGTAATCATAACCTCTCTCAGCTACTAATTTAGCGATTTCTACGTTTGTCTTTTTCATTTTCTTTACCTCCATTGTGTTTCTTTCTTAACTTATCTTTATTATAGCACATCCTTCGTTAGGTGTCAACACTAATTTTAGTGTTGTATCAAAAATATTTTATTTTTTCCTCGTCTGTAGGGATTATTTCTATTACGTCTGACGGCTGGCAGCGTAATAATAAGCATATTTTGTTTAGTGTATCTGTTGTAATTCCTTTCCCTTTTCGTAAATTTTGCATAGTTCCTTCGCTTAAAATCTTTTCTTTTCGCATCCTCACACTGGGGTATCCTCTTTTTTCTAATTCTTTCATGACATTTATTTTGTACACAAACATTCTTTTTGTCCTCCTTTTTTACATATTATATACTATTCTATTTTATAATACAACACGAATTTTATTATTTTTAAAAACATTAATTTTAGTGTTGACTTTTAGCCGTGCAAATGATATAATGTAGACAGTCAGAAAAGGAGGATAGAAAAATAAGCAATAAAAAAGCCGGCTGTTAAAAATCACACACACCACAGCCGGCAACGCCAAACATAAATAAATAGAAAAAAATGAAAGGCATCTGTATTATAACAGATGAAATGGTGAAAATCAATGAAATACTTTAAAAATGTAAATTCTTACAACGAATTAAAAAAGGCATACAGAGAACTTCTTAAAGCGAATCACCCGGATAACGGTGGTAACGTTGAAGTTATGCAGGCCATCAACGTCGAATACGAGGCACTTTTTCCAATTTGGAAGAACAAACAGGAGAAAGAAAGCGGCGAAATCATCAACGAAACAGCGGCAGAAACACGTAGAAAATTCTATACCCAATTTGGTTGGGAAGGAAACCGCTACGATTGCGATTTATCTTTGAAAGAAATTGCTAAAATTGTACGGACATATATCAAAGAAAAATACCCAACATATAAATTCAGCGTCAGAATCCATTACGCTTCTATGTGCCAGGAATTGACTGCGGTTTTAAAGGAAAGCCCTATCGAAATTTACAAGACTGCAGAAGAAGCGAGCGAAGAAGATGAGCTTGCTTTCATCAAAAAGGCGGAGCGACATGGTTTGTGGAATTTAACCTCATGGACCCGTGAGGTTTTTGAAAGTGAATACAAAAAAATCACAGAAGAGCACGGGAATTTTTACAAAATCATGAACGAAGCCACGAAAGCAGTTATTGACGACGTGGACGCTTTTGTAAATTCCTATAATTATGATGATTGCGATGGAATGATCGATTATTTTGATGTTAATTTTTATTATTTGGGCTGTTGCGAAAACAACGGCGAAAATGTTAAAATCGTGCCGAAAACCGCACGCATCAAAAATAAAAAAAGCGAGTCGAAGGTTGCAAAGGAAGCAACTTCCGAAAATATCAACTTTAAAGATCTTCATTTTGAAATCTCAGAAGATGTTGACACGCGCAACAACGAAAAAATTTATTGTGTGAAAATTTCTGAAAAGTTGACACGCGAAGAATATAAACAGGCCAATGAAGAAATGAAGGCTCGTGGAGGGTATTACTCTAGATTTAAACATGCCTTTATTTTTAAAGAGGACCCTTCTAAACTCTTAGGAGTTCCTGGCAATTCAAAAGCCTCACATATAGATGATTTGGAGGAGTACAAAAAGCACATTTTAAAAGAAATAGAAGAAGAAGCGGCAGCGGCCGGAACGACCGTCGAAGAATACGCTAATAATGATTATGAGCTTCAAGTTGATGCGGCGCAGAATCTTGAAAAGCCTAAAAAAATAAACGGAACAGTTTCGTATAGAAATTTTATAGGTTTTTTTGAAGTTTGCGAAACTCCGGAAACGTGTCAATTTTATCTGGATTGTGTGGAATTTTCTGCAACAAAAAATTATATAACTGATTGCGAACTTTTGACGCTGCGCCGAGTTGGCCGCCAAAAATTAAAAAAGTTAAAAGGTGAAAACTCCTATTACAAGAAAGAGCCGGAAGATTTTGCAAAAAAATATTATGAAATCAACGAAGAGAACGCCCGACTTGCTCAAGAATTGAATAGATTTTCTAAATATGAAACAGGTTCAGCAACAAGAATTTACCATGAAAAATGCGATTTTGCGTACAGTATTCTTGATAAAATTTTAGATGAGCATCCAGAGCAAGCAGAAAGTACCGCTCAAAAAATCGACTATTATTGCAAGAAACTAGCCGAATATTATAATGACTATTACCGTAACGAGGCGTCATGCCCTTCCGTTTTAATTTGTGGCCCTGCAAATTTTCCAAGTAAGAAGAAAGAACGTCAAAATGAACGTCGTACGCTCTTAATTGAGCGATGGAATTATTTGGAAAATTATCTTTCTAAAATTCAAAATTTTTTTAATGTTAGCCGCCCAATAAAATCTGGCGACCCAGATGCAATTGAGCAATTAGAGAAGAAAATTACAGAGCTTGAATCAGAACATAAATTGCATTTGAGCGCTAACAAATATTATAAAAAACATAAAACATTACAAGGCTTTGAGGGATTAACATCTGCGGAGATTTCTCAAATTGAAAGCCTCATCCGTGACCCTAGCAGGTTTGTTCCGTTTTATGTATCCAACGAAACCGCCAACCTCAGACGCTATAAATCAAGACTAGAAAGATTGAAAAAAGAAAAAAATTTAGTGGGTACTTGTGAATCTGTCACAATTCCATATCAAGGAGTGGTTTTTAAAATGGTTGAAAATACCGAAAACATGAGATTGCAGCTCTTTTTTGAAGGCAAACCAAGCGAAGAAATACGTGCCCTTTTAAAATCTCATTCTTTCCGTTGGTCCGGAAAGAATAAATGTTGGCAACGCCAGTTAACTAATAACGCTCGTTTTTCCTATAAACGTTTAAAAGAAGAGTTAAAAAATCTCGATGGCATCAAAACGGCAGCGGTATAAAACGCCGCGGAGGTTACGAGGGCAAACGGAGGATCACGAGTGTATATCAAGGAAAGCGTTATCATTTGGGCTATTATGTGGAGAAAAAAAGATACTATAGTTGCAAGGAATGAAGTAGAAAAACAGATATATTGAGACTTTTTTGCAATGGTTTAAAACAGCCTATCTGGAACAATGGGAAAAGTTTCAAAAGAGAGGATGTCGATATAAAAATCCTGAAGACAATTCATGAATTGTCTTTCTAAAAAATTACATATTTACATTTTATATACTTTTCAAATTAAGGCGAGGTAATTTCATTTTTCTACCCGTAACGGAATGATATTTCTTTTTTTGAAAAAAACAAAATTATAAAAAATCCACCAATATCCTATCAAGGCGTGAATCTAAATTTCGTCAAAATTCACAATTTACTTTCTGCCAATCACATTAATTCCGCTCACGGCGTATTTACTTTTTCTCAGTTTTTGCATCCTTGCTTCCTGAGATTCCTTGCTTTTATTTTTACGATCATATTTATCTGTTTTAGTTCCCAAAGTTTTCCCTCACTTTCTGGCCTCTGCTCTTAAAATTAATAATTTCTATGTCATTTCGTATTTCTTTTGGCAGTTTTCCAACTACTATCACTCTAGATGGATTAAGCTGCTTAACCATTTCTGAAAATCCATCACAAAATTCTTTTGTTGATTCTTTGTTTTGCATTCTTCCAATCGTACTACAAGCTATTAGCGATTCTTGCGGCAATCCATCAAAACACCAATCCCAACAATATTCTGGCAAAATATTCACGTTAGGGATTATTTTAACACCGTTGAGCGCCATATAATGCCCCAGAACATGGTTTCTGTATTTGTTCCATAGTTGCATAGCCACTGGCATTCCGTTGTTCCCCACGGCTATACTGAAATCTGGAGAGATAACACTGTGAAAGCATTTTAAATGCTCTATATACTTATCTGGGTTATTCCAAATTCTCTGAAATTTCATATCATCAATATAAAAATTTACAGTAAAATCACGATGATTTTTGATTTTTCTTCCGAAGCTATTTTCAAAGTCTATCGTATCATTTCCTGGTATGTTCACAGAGGAATAGAGTGCAGGAAAATCATATTTCCCACATAATTCTGCCCGAGTCAATAAATATTCTTTCATCACATCATATGCCGTATGAGATTTTCCCAGCATTATATCCCCCCTAGCAAAAAAAGAGATAACAATTTTCTTGTTATCCCTAAAAGTAATCATTTATTTTTATTATTTTAACATACAAAAGACTTGCTATCAATATGTTTTTTTAATATATAATAATATATGCAAATATTTTTCAATTTATGTTGAGGTATTTTTATGGATTTTAAAAAAACTTATTTTGATATTTGGAAAGCAGCATGGGATTTTCATAAAAATTATTGTAATCCTTCTGAAAATCCCAAATATTGGGACGAGGTATTAGATGAAGCTTATAAAATTAACGCTATATATAAAAATTCTCCAGAAAATAAATTTGTAAACGACCTTGTATTGGCCATTCTAGCTGAATTAGAACGAAAAAACGTAAAAAAATAACAGCTTCCTAGCTGTTTTTATGTCACGCACACAAGTTCTCCTCCTTCTTGTGTATTTATAATCTAATATGTGAATGTATGTTCTGATACCCTAATTGATACCCTGAGGTATTTTTCATAAAAATAAAAATCTCAAAAACCGCTATTTTATGCGCTCTAATGAGATTTTTAAGAACAGGGGATGAGAGAATCGAACTCCCACCAAAGGTTTTGGAGACCCCTATCATACCATTTGACCAATCCCCTATATTTAATTTCAAGGTATGTACCCTCAAAACCACACACATTATATCATATCTCTTTGAACTTTGCAAGTACTTTTTTCAATTTCCAACAACTCTT